CTTACCCACTTCGGAAAGCCTGTTAAATTACCGAGATCCATTACAAAATGTAAATGTTAGACAGGGAGATGGTGCCGAAGCACTGGCCGAATGGGATATTGACAACAACAAGTTGCTGATAAACGACCCGCCCTATTCGGGTGAGCCGGGTTCATACGGTGTTGGGTTTGACCCAAGACCAACATTGAGGCAATTAGAAGAAAGAATACAAGAAGGCCAACCAGTCATGGCTTTTGACAGTATTGCGCCCATTGAACAATACAAAGACATCGGGTTGGACACTACAATCATAAACAGGCCGGACAATAGCGGTGCTAACCCATCACTTCGTGGAGATAAGTTAGAGATGGTCGGTGTGGCTAACATACCCAATATGGATGGTCATTCAATCAATGAATTACTACAAAATCATGGGTATGGTCGTTTCTTGCCGAAGGAGAACAAGCAAACCGATTTAATGGACTTTATGATGTCGGAACCCCAAAACGCCTTTGAAGGTGGATGGGCTGTGCTGAAACAGGGGGCTTTTCTTTGATTGATGCTATAACCCATCAGTTAGGCAAATTGCTAATCAAAGCAGTAGGCGATGAAGATGATATGCTTGCTTGGGATAAGTTTAGACGAAACCCCCCAGTCAAAATAAACCCTGCAAGATTCATTGAAGCGAATCCGGAAAAGGTGGATGCTTATTTGAATCCCGGTGGTGTTCCCCGTTTAATTGACATCCCGCTTGAGATGGACTATGATTTGCCAATTTTTGAGGATATTAGAGGGGATTTGCCAGCAAATCTCCAAAGTATAAAACCCGCTAAGTTTGGACACTATGGTGAACCCAACAAGATGCCCGGACCTTCTATAATGGACTCTCCACCAAGAGCGTGTATATTTGCCGATAGAGAAAATCCTAACATGGCTTGTGGTCATTGTTATGCTTGTAAGGGTAACTATGGTTATCCTACTGTGCAAATATCACAATGGCGTAATCTTGACAGGATGTTGAATTATCCCGAACAGATAGGTGCGGCATACGCTGAAACCTTGACACCATCGGCCATGTTAGCCCGCAAAAGACCCACAGACGACATAAACGCAAGAGTATTTTCGGCTGGAAATGCAAGAGGTTCGGGTGCGTTTGCTTTAGCAGATCAGATAGCCCGTAGGAATCCGATGGTGGACATGTGGATGTCCACAAGACAAATACCATATTTGTATGACTTCTTAGAAGCAAGAGGATTTGAGCCGGATGCTATTGCACCAAACTTAGCAATACAAATGTCGCTACCGGGTAGGATGTTGCCCGAACAGGTAAAAGACAACACCGATATTACCTTTACCAGTAAAGATGTGCCAAATAGGACAATCAATGTCGGAGAATTGTCGAGGTTATTGGGTGCTGATGGAAAACCAATGTTGGGTATGACAGGGTTTGACAAGATACCAAGCAATCCCGATACCATTTGCAGGGCAACCATACCCGGTAATCCAAAGAAGTGCAATCTTGTTAGAGATCCATTAACTGGTGAGATGGGTTGTCGTGCATGTTTCCGAAGGGGAGGTAGGAGTGTCTATCTTGAAAATCAAAGGGCACTTTCCAAGTTACCTCCAACCATGAGGCAAATGGCTTTAGAAAATATATTTGAGCAAATGCGTGACTAAGGTAAGTTTGTTGGCGGATTGCGTTCAGTATGCGATATACCACCAGCACCAGTAGCACCGTTGCTACCCTCACATGTTCGCAATTGTTGAATTAGCATATTGACTAAGAAAGCGGTTTCAAGGTTTTGTGGAATACCGTTAGCCGTTGCCCAAGCGTTCAACCATGTAATGTCGGAATCAAACAAACGCTGTGGTCGTGTGATGTTAGCGATTTCTAACTGGTCATTTATCCAAGCCTGTTCGTCTTGTAATATGGTTTCAGCACCAGTCATTAGGTTACACCACGATGTAGTGCCCGATGGGTGGTTTGATGTGTTTGAATACAACGGATGGTTAAAATGATGTAAAACAGCGATTGCCGCCCTGTAATCAAAGTCAGCCGCTAATGCCTCATCAGTATGCCTTTGAATCCATGAGGATAAAACTTCGGGGCTGTTTGGTATTGCGTTTATTACAAAATAATATGAGCGCATGGCTTTTACTGCATCGGGCATGTTTGCAGATGGCATGTTAAACCCGAAGTCGCCCTTCTATTTAATCACAACCTTCATAGCCTTCACAGGACTGGGATTTATACATGAGCCGACATGTTTCAGTAGTTATGCCGGACGATCTGTTCGCAAAATTAGAAGCGGAAAGGGGGCGTGAGTCTAAATCCTCATTCGTCAATTTCGTGCTAAAGAAATATTTTGAAGAAAAGAAGGGGGCGGAATAAAATGAACCAACCACAAAGAATACCACCGTGGCAAATGCCCGATGATGGGAACCGTATTGACATCAACCTAATTGCCATGTTGCTATGGCAATCGCTTTTGACTGGTGTTTCAGTAACCGTTTCTCATTTGGATTGGTATTTACCCGAAGCAAGTCCGGCTGAAATGGGATTACAATACGGGTTAATTGCATTTGGTTTCCTTTGTGTGGCTATGGTGCTATTCCATGTAGGTGGAATCCGTGACTCACTTGCCCTGCGTGCTGAATTTGCACAAGAAGGGCGTTATGATAAGTGGCATCGAAATCAAATGCGACTACAACAACGCCGTATGAGAAAAGATTATCAAATGCAACAGGATATTGAGATGTATAATAAACAAACCAGTTGGCAACAGGTAACTAACCCACAACAACAAACATTTGGCTTACCGAATGACGGAGAAGAACCTAAATCCGATAGTGAACAGCAATAGGTGGTGCAGTAGCATGTGGCCTTTTAACACAGCACAGGAAAGACAGGCGGAAGCCATGTCAGCGATACTTGCTGAAAACGCTTACGATAGGCGCATGGAGAGGGCGGCATGGACTGTAAAATCTATATTGGCGTTTTTTATTGGTGTGAGTTTGTCATTTTTCGTTTTGTTAGGCTTAGAAGTATGGGGAGATATTAGCCCACATAGTGTATGGAAATGGATCAGGGGCGAGTGATTGTGAATGGCAACATGGATGTTTGCTGGTCACTTGCTAATGGGGTCAGCACAAATAGCAACCTATGTGTATAGAATATTGCGCCCACACAAAGTAGCAATATATGGTCCTTCATTGGCAGGTAAAACGACACTTGACCAGTATCTTACTGTGCCGGGTGATATTGACCCAATACCGGTGGAGTTGCGAACAACCCACCCAGTAAAACGAGGCAAGTTTCAAATGCCTCATTCCACCAAAAAACAAGTGCGTTACAAAGGAGATAGGGTGCCGATTACATCCACCGACATTGGCGGTCAAAGTCAATATTGGAATATGTGGGCGGAGGATATGATAGATCGTAAAGCGAACATAATTTTCTTTGTTGTTGATGATAGAATAGCATGGTCACAGCCAGCCATGCAAGAGGCTGTTGCTGGTTTCAAGTATCTTACGGACATTATTGTGAATCACAAATATCCCACTACATTTAGTCGTAGTATGAAAAGAAAAGCCAAGAAATACAAACCCAGTGTTGTTTGTTTGCTGTTGAACAAGATGGATGTGTGGTGGGATGCTCAATCGCAAAAGATATGGGATGCTGGACTCAAACGGCAACACCCTATGGTAGCACCATTTCAAGAGGATATGCGAAGATTACGAAAGTCAGCAGTGGCTACAAATGTGGAGGCTGTATCAGCGCAATTTGGTTTGCGTGTTGAAGAAGCAGTTATCCACACAATAAATTTAATTTGAGGGGGAATCTTTTTGATGTTGTCAGTCCTCACAGGGTCAAGGCGGTGAGAGAAGTATGCGTATAAATCCATTTGGCGGGGGCATGTCTTTGAACGGCCTATCCGATGATGAGTTGAATGTCCTTGCCATGCACACTGGTATTTCAGTGGACATGTTGAAAGCACAACAAAGAGCCGAGATGGCGAGTGCTGGTTCAACAGGTGGAGTCGAGGGTGAAGCACTAATTCCAACAGTTGAGTTGAAGTTAGTAACCAATCCTAAGAATCCACGAAAGGCAAGAAAAAAGAATATCAAAAAGATGAGAAAGGCACTACGCCCACCATCATATAATCTCGGTCTATTCAAGATTTACAGATATAATGCCGCACACGAATGTGCTTGTTGTGGTGTTGATGTTAGGCGTTTCCTTGAAGGTGATAACGCATACAACCACATTGTTGACGAGAAAACTGGTTTGTCGTTAGCCGACATATACTGGTTCGATGAAGATACGGGTCAAGCAAGAAAGCCTCATGCCCGCACGCACGGAGATCACGGAGATGAAATGAATAGCACACTTTGTCCAGCACATTTGCACATATACCACACACTTCGCTGTATGCTTGAGGAACATGAAATGGAGGATGAAGGTTTTGGTAAGATAGTGGCAAAGGGCACACGATTCTTGAAAGTGCCGGGTCTTAGTGGTAAATCATCAGCAAAGAATAGGTCAACACCGGAGTCTTTAGCGAAATATGCACCTTTCTTTCAAATGATACAACAAGATGCACAATACAGTAAAGGAGTAGTATTGAATCAGCATGTTAATCCGGTTACGGGGGTTGCTGATTTGGTCACGGTCACATTTGATATGAGAGCCTTGCAGTTAGAGCAAATGAATCAAGGTAGTATGGTAAATATTGCGCCACAAACGCAACAGCAACAAATCACGCCACAGGAACCAATGGCAGTGAAACAGGGGTAACGAACATGGGATTATTTGGATTTGGAAATAAAGCGCAACCAGCACAACAATTTGGTGCGCCAACGGTAACAGCACAGAATCAAGCGTATGGAAACAATATGATGGGAATGGGCAACATGGGTGCTATGGGCATGATGCAACAAGCACAGAACCCAATGATGCAACAGGCCGCCAACGATCCTATCGTGGCAACATCCCAATTGTTAGCCATGTATGACCCAGTTTCAAACTTTGTAGTATCACAAAATATGGCGTTGGTTCTAAATTTGGTTGGTGAGATTGTGCAGTTGTCAATAAAAGAATTTTTCAACAATGTTTCATTCAAGATAGAGGGTGAAAAATTAAGTCTTGATGCTGGTTCGTTGCCAAGCGAATTGGCTACCATGTCACAAGAAAATCTTGCTTTGACACTACAAACAGCCCAAAGTGCCGCACAGAATGTATTGAATGCAAACCAGCAACAATTACAAATGTTCCTTGCCGCACACCAGCAAGGCATGATGATGAATAACATGCAACAAAATCAGCCCGGTTTCTTTGGCAACCTGCTTGGAGGAATCATAGGTAATCAAATGCAACAAAACGGTGGCTTTGGTGCCACTATGGGGCAAGGTGTAAATATGGCCGCTAAAGGTGCGGCAGTAGGATTGTGATAATATGGGAGAAAAAGACGAGTCGGCTGTTCAAGGAGAGGTTTCAATTTCATCGGCAACACTGGACATCTTGAGTCCAAAGAAAATGATTGTGGAAAGTGCAACCATGATTTACATTATTGCATTCATATTGTTTTCTTTGGTGGTATTAGTATGGAAAGGTCCGGCTTTGGGAACAAGTGCAGTGATGGCTATGTTTTTCGGACTGATATTGACAGGAACAATAGCGATCCGTCAATATGCTTCCTTTCGGTATTAACGGGCGAATAGTAGCCCCGCCACCACAAGCGTATGCAGTAGTGGATATACCCAAAAGACCAGTGGTTAAGCACGAAGCACCCACACTTTGTCAAGCAACAAAAAAGAACGGAGAGCCTTGTAAAAACCACCCAAAGCGTGGAACTGCTTACTGCGGTGTTCACACACCAAAAAAGTCAAAAATGAAATAAGTTAGTTTGCTATGCGCTAAACATGACGGGGCGTAGGACAAGAGCCAATTGTCCATTCTGTCAGCACCCACAGCGTGATAATTACGAAAGAATGATTCGTTTAGGAACGCTTGAGGTCGAAGAATTAGATCGTAGTCAAGAATGGCCGGAGGGCACTGCACATAGGCACATGCGTAGGCATTCGGGTGATTACCACAACAATAGCAACAGCGAATGCCCTGTATGCACACACCCCGAAAGAGCCAACATCGAACAGGCTGTGCTTAATCACATTGTTTCAATTGAAGATATGGCTACCGAGTTAGACATCACAACCACTGCTTTATCACAACACATGGAAAATCACACCACACCAATTATTCAGCGTGAAGTGTCTGTGGAGATGTTGCCAGCACGAATAGATAGTGCAAGAACCGCTATGCGCCAAACTGAAAACAATTTACAGCGTTTGAATACTTTGTTCAATGACCATGTTGATTTGATGCGTGAGGAACAACAGGAAACTGGCGCACTTGATTACAAGGGTCTTGACACGGCAGTAAAACTTCACCGTGAAATTCGTGACACTTTGGGTGAGATTGGGGAATACCTTGAAAAGTTAGACAGCGTAGGTTCTAACGAGCAGGTCAGTGTCCTCACTGTCATACAAGCACATTTTTCCGAGAAATCGCCCGAAGAATGGCGTGTTATGCGTAAGGCATTGGCCGATGCGGGGGTGCTTGAAGATGGACAATAAGGCGTTTGATATTGGTTGGACTTTACTGAAACGCAGGGGTGTTCATGGGAATAGAGAGCCGTCAAACATTATGATGCGTAGGCTTGACCCCGATAGACTCCAAGAATTTGCCCAAAGGTTCCACGATAATGTATTGGCACAGATGAATGAAGGAACATACGAAGTGCCACGAATGCGACACCCATTTGCGGATATGGGAATGACTGATGAACAATATGACAAACACTTGCGTGCTGGGTATGTTGATGAAGATGGCTACCCTATGATAGATATGGCTACACCATACCGTGATGATGATGGATGGTCGTCAAAGCCAAGAGTTTCACATGGAGATCAGTTTGTAGTGCAAGCACCCAATGGTGAATTTTACATGGTAAATTCCGAAGGTGTTGGAGGGGTCATTGATGCTGAAAATCCTTATGAAATGGATATTCACTTGGAAGGTGTAAATCCTAATGAAACAGGTAGGAGAATGGGTATGATACCTATGGGCGGATTTTCCATAACTATGGATGATTTAGCCGGACTAATGGGCACAGAAGAAACACCATTAGAAGAAGCGATCCGTGTGCATAACCACAGACTGGATATGAATTATGCCGACAATCTAAGAGCCATGAGGGCTATGGGAATTGGTGGTGGAGAGGGTCAATACGATGATGCGTTCAAGGAGATGATGGAATGAGCGATGATAAAGGCTACCAAACTATCCCATCGTTGATGCTAAAGCACACAGACTATGCTGATTTACTACACGGGCGTAATGATATATTCACTATGCCCGAAGCGTTACAAATGTGTGATGCGCTTGAAGAAGTGGTTTGTATTTGGAAAGAAGGACTTGATGCCTTCGGTCTTACAACACAAGAAGCCAGTGCCAGTGAAGCGTTAGGTGCAGTAATTACTGCCCGTATGGCATTCCACGATCTGCAACAGGCACTACCGGAGATAAGTCGAGATGAAGCGACAATGATACTCAAAGAAGTGGCAAGAGCGTTTATGCCTTTGTCGCATTCTTATGCAAAGACACCTATGTTGGCGCAGTGGTATAAGACACTGCCAGTAAGGGTGGCTGAAACATACAACCGGTTGAGGGGGCAAAGATAATGAATGACAAAAGTGATAGAACAGTTACCATGACGGCTATTGGCGATTCCGCATTTTTAGCCGGATGGGATGTAGTAAAAGGCGGAATGGACAAAGGCGAGAACGCCCCAACAAACCCAAGTTTGTGGGCACAAGCCAAAAGCAAAGCAAGGTCTAAATTCAAAGTATATCCGTCAGCATACGCTAATGGCTGGGCGGCTAAATGGTATAAATCCAAAGGCGGCGGCTGGAAGAAAAAGAGTAAGAAAAGCAAGAAGTGAGTCCGATGATTAATCAAGAAGCATTCGACCACGCTTGGGCTATCCTCAAAGCAAAAGAGGATGCCCCCAATTACCGCAAATGCACAAATAACAAGTGCTGTGGTAACTGTAAAGCGTGGGATGTTTCTAAAACTGATAATCCAATGACTGGTTATTGTGAATGGTATGACTTTGTTTGTCGTGCAGATCACACTTGTGACGCTTGGGCTGGGGTGAAATGATGATTGAAACTCCTGTATCTTACATGCTCTCAAAGGATTTGAGGCGGTGGTTCAAAGAAAAGTGGGTTGATGTTGGCCGAAAAGACAAAGATGGCAAACATCCTCCGTGTGGTCGTAGTGATGCCGACACATCATCAAGAGGCTACCCTAAATGCCGACCATCAAAGAAGGTTAGCGACAAGACTCCAAAAACAACCAAAGGGATAAGTGCTAAAGAAAAGAAGGCTATGACAAGGAGAAAGAGAAGCAAACCGCAGGGAGTAGGAGGGAAACCAACAATGGTAAAGATGTGTGATTGTGATAATTGTGTAACGCTGGCAAAAGCCTTCGTGATTCGTGAGGAATTACTGAAAGGTAAGAAAGAAAAACCATTTCATGGCTACAACCCAAATAGACATAGCCGCAAAGGTGGTCTAAATGCAAAGGGTCGTGCCAAATTCAAAAGAGAGCAAGGCTCAAACTTGAAACCACCCGTCACAACCAAACCAAGCAAACTCAAACCCGGCTCAAAGAAGGCAAAGAGGCGAAAGTCATTCTGTGCAAGAATGGGCGGAGTAAAAGGACCGACCAGTAAAGGCGGTAAATTGACACCGAAAGGTGCGGCGTTGAAAAGGTGGAATTGCTGATGAAAGGAGATATGTCGCCAAATTGCCCAGCCTGTGGGGCTAACCCACATGAAGAATGCCGAATGCCAATCCATGATGTGCAAGCAATAAATTGTGCAAGGAACCCTGTTGCTTTAGATTCTATTAGAGATGATAAAAGGGAAAGCAGTATGTTAGAAGCCTTAGATGAAGGAAAGGCTTACATCAAATTAAAATCAACAAACGACAAGGCAATCAACGCTGGTTTTTCAATTTTGAAAATGAACCCACGCTTACCAAAGGATGGTGCGCTTGACGGGGTGTTGAATGTAAAACCCAACCCACCAGCCATGCACGCTGGTATGCCAAGAGATCCGGATTTGTTGGCTCGCTTGAAGCGAATGTATGGGGATAATCCAATGAAGAAACCCAAAGAACAAGAGGACTTTGACCCCGAAACCGCCAAATACGGAATTAATAACTTAGAGTGATATACATGCCAATGGCTAACCCACGAAGAAATGTAGGTGAAGAATCCATACGGGTTCAAGAATTTACAGGTGGGTTTAGACCCCGTGAGATGTTAGGCGATTACGATGTGAACGCCAATGAAAACTCCGATGGCTTATCTCATGTTAGCCAATATGGTGCCGCATCCGAAGAAACAATGGAACAAATGGATAGGGAGAAAAGGCGAAAGAAGGCACTTGACGAAATGAAAGGCGAAATGCCGCATATCTCAATCAAGCCGGAAAAGATTGCTGATACTCTAAGTAGCACACCAATGAAGGTGGGTGAAGATGCTTTCAAAGAAACTGGCATGGGTATTGACATGGATAGCACGGGTATTGGCATTTCACAGGGGCGACAAGCAGGTTCTATTCGCAGGGAAGGTCCGGGTATGATATTTGGTCGCAGTGAAGATGCGTTTGAAGATGCTTGGACTGTGATGAAAGACGATGATGATGATATTCCCACCATTGATGAAATGCGGGAAAATTTAGAGGATGAGATGGCTGAAAGATTACAAGACGATTACTTTGAAATGGATCCCGAACAGCGCAAAACAAGTAATCAATTCATGCTTACAGATATTGCTATAACTCCAACAGGCCAACCATTCATAGAACAAGCGGCTGGGGATGCAAAAGGTAAGATTGACCCTAAAGACGAGAAAATAACCCGTGAAGGCATTGTTGAACACGCTCAACACGGATTAGGCGGTTATCATAAAGACGATTTCAAATGGTTTGTTCCGACTCCAATAGGTGTAGCACCCGATTGGAACAAAAACTTACCGAAGTCAGCCGATCCTGTTTTGCTTTCGGACATACTCAAAGCCAAGCGTAAGAAGCGTGGGCGTAAGTATGAAGAAGATGAAGAATCCGAAGAAGAAGAAGCAAAGGCCAAGAAAAAAGGCAAGCGTGAAAGAAGGCGTAGGATGAAACAAGGCAAGAAAGAGGCAAGCCGTCAACCATACAGTAAGACAAAAAGGCGTGCCGCATCAGCCGAACAAAATCTTCAACGCTACACCAAACAACAAGCATTCGCACCACGAAGAATGTTCAGTGGTAATCCAAGAGCAAAAGACATGCCTTTGAGGTTGCGTGACCCTGTTGCATACCAAAGAAAATTAGCGGCTGAAAAATTCCGTAGGCAAATGGGTGCGTTGCCAAGAGGACTATCGGCTCACGCTGATACAAGAGGTATCACTGGTGAAAGAGTCCAAACTATTGGAACAGGAACAAAATTACCATCAAGCCCAGCAGGTAGCAGGGGCACTAAATTCGTGAGGCCAAAGACGGCTGAAAGCGAAGGGGTGCTTCTTCACGATGCACTGGGCGGAGAACCGTTAGCGAAATCAAGTCTATTGAGTCGAGGTGTAAAACTTAGCGGTTTTAAGATAAACGAATTACAATCACTAAAGAGGGATTTGAAAAAATTGTTGGCGGCAGTTGAGAAGTTGACTAAAGCAACACCGGAGTTAGGTGCGGAGGCCAAGCGTGGCAACCAAGCCAGCGAAGATAAAAACAGTGCCCCAACGGGTGCCACTGAAAATCTAAAAGGTTGGAAATTTGAAGATACTTCGCTCTTGCCAGTAGCAGGTGCGGGGGCTGGAAAGCGATGACATTACTTCGCAATCCGTGGGCTATACTTGACACATGCACAGTCCATATCGCCAAAGGTATGGGCATGTATGATTTTGATGCTCTAATTAATGGGTTGATTGCGAATCTTGGACCTAATGGCTTGACAAATTATCCTATGGCCGAACAAGATATTGCAGGTTCGCACTTAGTGGGCGTTGAAGCCGATGCTGTGTATGAAGCGATATACAATGCCGACCCATCAGATCCCGAACACTTGACAATGCAAGAGGCCGCAATAATATTGGCCGGACCACAAGAAGGAATGATGCCAGCATACGAAGCGGCATTGAAAAAAGCAATCAACATAGGTTCAGCACACATCAACAAAGCCGTTGAAGTGCAAAACGCACTATACGACCAAAGGCGACAAGAGGCGGCACTTACCGGTAAAGGTCTTGACAAAATACCAATGGATTTACCTATGCCGTTTTCTATGGATATGGGTCAAGCAGTATTAGCACCCGAATGGCGTGACGGTGTATTTGGTCCTCAAAGGAATGAAACACCGTGGCAGTATGATGCACAGGGCATACCACGATTGCGTGTAGGCAACCGAGATCAAGAAAACTTGATGGCTGAATCTTGGAATAGACCATATCATGAAGGATTGAAACATGTCCGAGAACAAATGGGTCACAAAGGTAAAACCAACAAAAGCATTGACGCAGGTAAGGTAAGGCCAAATGGTTTGTATGTAAATCACGAAGCATACAAACACAGTGTTGATTTGATGCGTGGTTTAGCACAAGAAGCCCAGCGCACAGGGCAACCCGTTACTGCTGATATGGTAAAGAATGCTTGGTTAAACCATCCTGTTCTAAGCAAACATACACCATTCAACCGATATGACATCTCACAAATATATGGGGTAAGACGACAAGATGCGCTTGCTCAAGGGGCGGTTGCCGAGAACCCCGATGTTGCCCAACAAGCAGTGGAGGCACAGCAAAATGTTGGCGATGTTCAAATGCCCCAAACTCCAATGGAGGGGTATTCAACATGGTTTGAAAATTTCAATAATGCAAGAGGCAAAGATTTGTATGCTAATTCATTTGCTAACAAAAGATATTATTTGCCAAAACTGCATGAGCATATTGTTGGTCAATACTATGACGAAGGAAGTGGGCGTGAGGCACCCGACATGGAAACGGCTATGCGGCTTGGCACAGGTAGGGCGGGGGCTGATAGGCTTGTTAGCGGGCACATCAAATATCTTCAACAGCAATTCCCCGGTATTCAGCCATTAGGCAATAGATTACAACCGGAGGTTCCGCAACAACCAGCACCACCACAAGGTGAGGTAGTGCAACCACCACAGGAACAAGTCATAGAACAGGCTCAACAAAGGGCTGAAAGGCGTGCTGAACAGCCAAGACCACCACAACCCCCAGCCGAACCACTACCGCCACCACCACCCCCTGTTCCATTGGAACAACCACCACCCCCTGTTCCATTGGAACAACCGCCACCACCACCACCAGCACCACAGATTCCCCCCAATATTCCACCGGAAATGCCCAATAATCGCCTAAACGCTTTTCAAATGCCACAGGCTGGGGTTGACAGGCAAGACGGACCGCCAAGATTTAGACAGGGTTGGAGAGGAATGGCAGATAAGTTAGCATATCTAACTGGTAGGGGGGCTGGCCGACTCGGTAATATCTTTGGAAAAGAGGACATAGAGGGAATGCTTGAACAAGTCCAGTGCCAGTTGGCTTTACAGGATGAAAGCATTGTCAAAGCAATACCACATACTCCCATGCAAAAGTCCAGTGCTACCGATCTTGCTATGATGGCAGGTGTAGTAAATCGCCCTGTTTCCGATGTGGTGGCTATACTAAATAGTAGGGGCGACTGGCGTGAGATGTCTAAATCTATGGATGTTCCATTAGATGTTATACAAGTAGTAAAGGTGGTGTTCCAATGAGAAGGCATAATGAATTTAGCGCAGATAGGCTCGCAAGGGCACGAATGATAGCCGAGCGAGAAGGGTTAGAAAAAGGCCGTATTTCCGATGCTTACAATTATTTAGCGGGCGGAGGGCAAAAATTTATGGAAGGTGTGCGTAACATTGGTGCCGACATAAAAGCAGGTCAAGCGGCAAGAAAAGAAATAAAGGCCACTGCCAAAGACCAAAGAGATTTTGATGCTATGACACCCGATGCTCAAGCCGCTAATCCGGATTATGTTCAAGATATGGCTAACAAAAGGCAAAACTTGGCGACAGCCAGCCAAAATATAGCCGCACAAGGCGCATTAGCACCGCCTCAAGCCGCAGGTCAAAATCAACCAGCACAGAACCAACCAGCACAAAACCCAGCACCCGCACCAGCACCCGCACCAGCACCACCAGCACAACAGATGCGACACATTCCGGGTATTGGTCCTGTGCCAGTAGGTGGTCAAAATCCAGCACCCGCACCAGCACCACCAGCACAAAATCCAGCACCACCAGCACAAAATCCAGCACCCGCACCAGCACCAGCCGCAGGGGGCAATCAAATGCAAAATGCCGCTAATCAAATGGCCTTTGGTGCCGATGCCGCCGCACTGGCAAGAGGCAAGGGAGGCGACCAGCAATCATGGATGAAGAACCGTTCATTGGGCGGAAAGGTTGCTGATGTATTGTCAATGGGATTGACAGCGAATATGGGTCAAACCGGATATGGTGCAAGACAAAGGGCTAACCGGCAAAGTCAAGAGCAAACAGATCGATATAATCTCGCAAACCAAAATATGGCTATGCGTGCGGCTGGAATGCAACCGCAACAATTGAAATTTGCATCAGCCGAGCGTATTCACAATTCGATAGAACACATCTTACTAAGAAAACAAATTGGCCGGTGATAACATGGATAGGTATGACGATCTTCTAATCAAAGCCCGTGAAGAAATGATGGGCAAACAACCACTACGCAAAGGTCGTGATTCTAAGCAATTATTTTCTCAAGTATGGGAACAGGTGATGAAAGCACCGCAATATTCTCAAGAGTTTGTTGACCAATATAATGCGGCACAACAAGCGCAACAACAGCGACAAGCGCAAGAAAGACAACAAGCAAACATGTCAAGGACAATGGCACCACAACCAGCAGATCCCTTCGGTCAAATGAATGAGGGTGCATCTTTGGAAAGCGCAGGGCAACAACAACCAACAGGTATGGGTGCTAACTTTAGTCAAGGCCGAAGCGAAACCCGTGACCCAAACAAGACAGGTATGTTTGGCCGAGCCAAGCAAGGTATTAGCAATTTTATGAGTAGGTTTAGACGACAACCTGCTGAACAAGAAACTGCTCAAGGAACAGTGGAAAGTGCCAGTGGTTCACCACCAACGATGGAGGCACGGGAACCAAAGTCAAAAGGAATAGGTGTAAGGGAATCTTACATTAGAACACACGGTAAAGAACCAGCCGATGAATGGCTAAGGATGTATGCCCCCGATGAATTGACAGCAAGGCAAGAGGAACAATCAATTACATCAACACCGCCATCAATTGCTAACAAGTATAGAGATGTTGACCCCGACAGTGCTTCAAGCCGATTGGCCGAAATGCGTGAAGAAATGGGAGGGCGAGCCGCCCCAACAACCCCATCATCAATGCAAAGCATATATGATAGAATCAATAACGATATGAAACCAATTGAGCCACAACAAACGACACCCGAAAAAACTGCGACAAGGGCAGGGCTTGACGAAATGCAAACAAGACTTACAGATTACCCACAACGGCGAGATTTAGATGCTGAATTAAGAGAATTTGGTATTGATAACCGAGGCCAAATGATTGAGCCTCCACAGGAAATGGAGGAAACAGAATCTATGACTGAACGGGAAAGAGAAATTGAGGCTCTTGCAGGTTCGGGTAAGCAAGACCAGTTAAGAGAAATGTTAGAGGCCGAGAAAACTGACAAGCCTTCGGTTGACGAAATGACAACCACACGAACAGGCACACGGATGCCAAAAGGGGCACTACCAATGAAGCGAAGGCCGGAGAGCCGAATGCTAACGGAAAAGGTGGAATCCCGTGAACCCCAGCCTATGGGCGGTATTCAACGGAGAAAACCATTTGATGAAGTCAATAACAGATCTCAAGAGCAAAAAGATGCTCAACACCCCGAAGCAAGATACAAAGATAATCGTTTGAAGCAAAAAGATCGTAGGGAAAAGATAAGAGAAAAATACAGTTACGAGCGACCACCGGAGGATGAACCGAAACCGCCTAAGAAGGCCGCACCTAAGAAGGCCGCACCTAAGAAGGCCGCACCTAAAAAGGCTAAGACGGAAAAGCCAATTGAAGGCACCCAAGAAATGCGAGAAGAAGCACCGCCTAAGAAAAAGACCGGAAGCACCAAAGCCCAAAGAGGTAAGAAGCCAGTTAACGAGGACATAGAAGGTGCCCAAGTTATGCAAGAGCCAGCCAAGCCAAAGAACGCATCAGCAAAGAAACTTGTTGAAACTACGGCAAAGAATAGAAAGGAAAAAGGTCAAGGTGTAAAACCATTCCCAAAGCCAACACAAAAGGCAAGGCAACGCAACAAGAATCCAAAAAAGAAAACGGTCAATGAGGGTAATGAAGCGGCGGCAAAAGCCCGAAGCGAAAAACGCCAACAGGCTAAAAAAAAAGAAGCGGTGAGTGAGCCGGAGGATAAAACTTACACAAGATACATTTCCGGCTCAACCGATAAAGATTATGTCAATGAAGTGGTTGAAGCGGCAAGGAACGGAAACGCATCAGCCATTAGCCGTTTGAGGAATGATAAGGCCGATTTAGTCGATCATCACGGATTTAGCGATGATGAAATAGATGAAATAACGGGCTGATGCTAAATGAGTAATGGCATCCATGAGTTAGCGAAGAATGTTGACTGGGAGATGGGTCGCAGGGATTTCAAGTATTTCTTTGAGGACATTTGCGGAAAACACGAAAACTACATGGTTGCTGACTTTCATCAAGAATGGTTCGACATGTCCGAGAACCATAACAAGACTTGTGTGATTGCATCCCGTGACCACGGTAAATCCGTATTTTACAGGGTGTATTTACTTTGGAAAATGGCTTACAATCCCGGCACAGAAGTCTTATTTTTCTCACACAGCCAACACCAGTCAATTGAACACATGGCTAAAATGAATGAGTTGATTGAAACAGTGCCAGCATTACAGCACTTGAAACCTAAGCGTGGGTGGGCGAAGCAAAAATTCAAATTCACAAATAAATCATCTATATCGGCTATGTCCGTTGGTAAAGCGGTTCGTGGTGCCCACCCCGACATTGTAGTGCTTGACGATATATTGTCCAGCGAAGCGGCAACACAATTGACACATGTTGCTTCTTGGTTCTATACTGCTCTATTGCCAGTGCTTCACCACACAGCACAGTTGTGTATTGTTGGAACACCGTTCTCATACACTGACCTGTATCAAGAGTTGAAAGGACTCAAAGGGTATCAAGTTAGAGAATACCCTGCTATCAATGAAGAAACTGGTAAGCCCCTTTGGCCGGAACGCTGGTCGCTTGAGGCACTACAACAAAGAAGGGGAGAAATGACATCAATAGCATTTACCCGTGAATATCTATGTAAGCCGATAGCCAGTGAGTCGAGTCTGTTTCCAGTGGAAATGACCGAGCCGTGTAAAGATGAAGATTACGCATTTGTCCTTGACCCGTATGCGGGTGACTTTGATGAGAATGTCAATTATTACATTGGTTGGGATCCTGCAATCAGCCCCGATAGAAAGGCTGACTATACCTGTATGTGTGTTATCGCTATGGATGAGAATAGGCATAAGCGTGTAGTATGGATGCACCATGAAAAGGGAATGGACTTCAATTCACAGATTGATAAAATCATAGAATTAAATGCGAGATTTAACCCCGTTGTTGTCGAATTGGAAACCAACAATTTTGCACAGGCGTTCCATCAAGTATTGAAGGAGATTAGCGATTTACCTATCAAACCGTTCACTATGAGCCGTATGAGAAAGGAAGCAATTATACATAGCCTTCAATTGCATTTTGAACAGCGACACTTGCTGTTGCCATACAAGGAAGAAGGGAGAACACGGAGAATGATAGATACTTTGCTTAATGAATTGTCAATGTTCACCATGTTGCCTAATGGCAAAATGGAGTCATTGGGGGCGCATGACGATACAGTTATTGCGTTAGCGTTGGCAGTGCAAGCCACAAAGGAATATCGTGATAACATTGTAATACTTGACAGTGCTACATGGACTAAGAGGATAGGGTGGGCTGATATATGACACGCATAGTGTGGAACCCCGAAGTGCGTTCTTTTGAAGATGCTATTGTCAAAATTATGCCACCGGAGGTTAGCACAGTTGGTGGTTTGTTTGGTGGTGACTTGCTTGGTGAAAAGAAAAAGAAAGAGCAAGAATTACAACAAGTCGAATCTAAACTTGAAGAAGCCGAAAAACAAAAAGAAGCCAGTAAGCAACGGCAAGAGGCTATTGAAGAAAACACGGAAAAACAGCCACCCGAAGCAACAAGTGGTGCTGAAATAACTGGTTTCAAAGGTGGAGAGCAAGTCGCTAACCCAACCGAACAACCCGGCACAATGACCACTGCACCACCAAAGGTTCCGGTTAGTAAATCGTTTTTCCGAGATGAATTTGGCATTAGTGGTTCAGATCTCATAGATATGTTACATAAGGCGGGAGAAAGCCATGTGGTGCCAAGTGTAGTTGAGTTACTACGCTTAGAGCAACAGGCTGTTCTCAAACAATTTGATTGGTGGCAAGATGATGATTGGGATTTGTTACAGTTGCACGACAATGACTTCAATGTAATATTGAATCATCCGGACAGGTTAGAATATCAATTACGAAAGACAGTTGCTAAGGTAAAGAAGGCCAGTGATGAAGATGTTGATGGTATTTGGAAAGAATGGCACGACAGGCTAAATGCTGAAATGCGTTTGAGTCGTAGGGAGAGAAACCTGTTGGAAAAGAGCCATGAAGTGTTGAGAAAGAACGGAGATATGAATGCCTCCAATTTAACATCGTATGGAATTGACGCAACACCTTCGGAATTAGCCGGTTTGATTAAGACATACGGTTGGTTATACGACACAGTGGTAGTGGGTAAAGGCACAACAAAAGACAATCGGACATTACAATATGGAACAACAAAACCACCTATTTTTCTCAAACATGTTGACTCTTTCATAGGTAATCTATGGGAGGTTGGCGGTAATTTGGAATTACTGAAAAATGGCACACCACGCCTAACCCTACCGTTTGACACAAAGCGTGGGGAAGATTATGCCAATGTATTGAAAAGCAAACTTGATGTCGAGCGCATTACATGGGAGGGTCGGCAATTCGTGTTAGAAGGTGAAAGTGCTATATTCAAAGCGGCAAAAGAAGCCATGCCTTATTTGACCATCAAAAAAGCCGATGCGGCTATTGTTGTTTCCGCTTTAGAAGGTGACGAAAACGCAGGGCGTGTGCTGGCTTTTGACAATTCCAATAAGGACTTACAGGTTGAATTGATGAAGTCTTGGAACGCTTCTCAAGAAACTGTTGAACAATGGCGGAGGGATATTGTAAATGAGTGCTGATAAGAAACGAATAGATCGTTTGTTTTCCGCATTGGGTGTGGACATGGAAAGACATAGCACACCCACACCGGAGATGCCATTATTCACCAGTGGTGTGCAAGAACCACCACTATTACAGGGTATTACAATTCCAGCCCTATATGCGGCGGCATACGAATCAATTGTGTTGCGTTCTATCTTGAATCATCTTGCTACCGAAACATTCCGCAAAGGGTGGCACTGGAAACCAAAGTTTGTAGCAAAGTGCCGAGAATGCGATGAAACTTATCAAAAAGAAGTGGAAACATGTTTGAAGTGCGGTGGTGAAGTGCGACCAGCCGACAAAGCCGAATATGAATATGCTGACGCATTGTTGCACGCACAGAATAGAATGGGTCAATCATTCCTTGAAATACTCCGTGAAATAGAAATGGACTTGAATATTGTTGACGATGCTTACATTATTTTGACAAAGGAATACTTTGTCGATCCTGCAACCGGTCAACCACAATTTTATAGAATTAAAGAAATAACCCGTGCTGACCCTATCTTCATGCGTATTGTTGCTGATAAGCGTGGTGTGCGTGGTGGTAAGCAATATACCAGCCTTCTTGACCGTTCATTCCGAACAGGCAACAAAGATGAGAAATGCCCAAAGACTGGATTACCGGTAGTGCCTGTTCATTACATGAATTTAGCAGGTGTGGGCACAGGCCAAGTTTATACCGAAGGTGAAGTTATACACATCAGCAAATGGTCGCCATCTAAACTGTATGGTCGCTCTCCTGTTGCTACGCTTTGGCGACAGGTCAATACTTTGATTGCTATGGATAACTATGTTTATGCGGCATATCAAAAGCGAAGAATGCCAAGAGGCGTTATGGTTATCAAATCATCAAACCTTGAAACAGTCGAAAGGACAGCACGAAACATACAGGAACACCTTGAGCGTGACCCGCAATATATCCCCACTGTTGGTGTTGAAACGGAGAGTGGGCGTGGTGGTCTTGAGTATGTCCGTATGATGGACACCCTTGAAGAATTACAATACATACCTATCAAAGACGACATACGACAGCGTATTTCATCATTTTATGGCGTGTCAAATGTATTCATGAATGATGTTTCCGGTGGAGGATTGAACAATGAAGGTATGCAAATTGTTGTCACAAATCGTGCTTTGGCCGCAAGCCAAACACTATACAATGCAAGATTGTTTCCGATGATACTTGAGGCACTTCAAATCACTGAATGGGATATATCATTACACCCACACGAAGAAGAAGATGAAATCATGGTCATGCGAAGGGATGAAATGGCAATCCGTAATATGTTACAAATGAAGCAAGCGGGCTACGATGCAAAACTGCGTGACGACTTAGGTGTATTACAATTCACATACAAAGAAGCACCACCAGCACCACCGCCTCCACCACCGGGTGCCGCACCACCAGCACCTAATCCACAAGGTGGTGCGCCAGTGCAAACCAGCGATTGGAGAATGCCACCCACAATGGATGAGATATTGAAGCGTAGGGAGAGCGATCCTGTTCATGGGCAAGAAGTAGTGCCCGAAGCCATGCGAACCACACATGGCACAGATTTGAAACCACTAAGAAGGGTGGGTCTAAGTCAATTGAATCTTAACAGTCGGAGAACATCAGCAAAGGGTAAAAGTCCAAAAGACATAAATCGCTTTGAGGGTGAACATCATTTGTCGTCAACCGAGCGTGATAGCCGTGACACAGCACCACAGGCAATCAAGAATGCCGATGAGCGAATGAAGAATTTAGATAGGCGTTTAGGGCTGTAATTCTCCATAACCTTCATTTAATGGGAGGCTATGGGATAGACTGGTTAAGATGAGTGATGGCTTTCTTGATTTCGGAATTATAGCAAAAATGGATCCTATGGCAAGGAGAGCGACAGCAAGTATGGAGGCCATGCAACAGGCTATCGCTCATAACAATTTAGATGATGTAGCAAAGCACATTGAAGAAGCAAAGAACGCTTTAGCGATTCTTGAGCGTGACATGAATCTTGCTAAATCTTTTGAGCAAACAGCCATGCTATCAAAGAGCGACAATTCACCAGTTGAAGGAACCGGTCAAATGCTTGGAAACATTAACCGACACAAGAATACTTCTTCGGACTATGACGGAACCGAAGGTGCAGTAGTGTTAGGTGTTTCACGCTATGGCCGACAAACACCGTGGCGACCACAATCGGAGTAGTGTAAAACATGTATAGGCAAAATGCTTCAATTGCGGAACGCATGAAGGTGTTAAATTTTGCTAATTCACTACAAAAGCAAGATACCGATAGCGGCAAGTCCGGTCAAATGGTAAGTAATCCCAATCAAGTAAGTATGCCATCAACACCACTTAGCACACCACCGGAGATGTCCGGTGGTCCAACACCCGAAGAAATGAACGCTATGGTAACAAGTGGCAAGGTGTATAAATCCAGTAAAGAAGCACTGGCTGATGCTGAACAAAGACTTAGCGACTTGGCTACCGACATTACTGCCCACATTGGCACAATTGGTCAAGCAAAATACACAGACGGTCTTGATGGCGATGCAGTAATGACACACGCTTCAACACTTATGGCTCTCCGTTCTCAAATCGAAGAAACAAGAAACTTTGTTGAGATGGTTCGACTCAAAGACGCAGGTATGGTAAATCATGGTGAGCCTCCAATGATGCCACCACAGGGATTACAAAACATGCCAGCACCCGGACCAGCAGGTATGCCACCGGGTGCTATGCCCGGACCAATGATGGGAGGCATGTGATATGAGCGAAAATGCAGGTGAAGCAACAGCAGACTTGTTGAAGGAAATGGTTGAAGAAATCCGCCATTTGAGAAAGCGAGTTGAACAGTTAGAAAGCGACAACAGCATTTTGGCAAAAGCAGTTGACGATCCCGAATCATTGATGAAGAAGGCAGGGTGGCTCAAAGCAGTTACACCACTATCAGCCGAAGTATTTGACCCTCTAAACCGTGAAGTTGGCGACAGCCCCGATTTCGTTAGCGGTTTCAAATCCGAGATGCTAAACAAGGGCATGGCGGAATTAGAAGAATGGCGACAAATGGAAAATGCCATGCCGTCACATTCGACACCATCCTCAATAAAATACAGGTGATACAATGCAACCACGATGGAAAGACCCTATGAAAACAGCCGAAGGAGAATTGCTACAACATGTTTTGCAGTTGGAGAGCATAGTCAAAGCCAAGAAAGAGAAAGACAATGAGCAAATCTTTGCTGATATTATGGGCGATGGTGATAAAGATAAAGCGCACAAAAATTACGAACAAGCCCGTGAAATGGATCGTGAGGGTAAATTCAACAAAAAGCCAAGCGGTGAAAAAATGGGCAAAGGTGGCATGTGCAAGGGTGCTATGTGCAAACGCATGTGTAAAGACGACCCAACATGCGGCACTGGCCTAAACAAAGGCGGTCTTTACATGGGCGACATGGGTGAAAAGAACAAATATTGCCAAGAGAAATTTGGCAAAAATTATTCCGAATGTTCACCAAGTCAAAAAGCGCAGTGCGACAAGCACTGTGGTGACATGAAGAAAGGCAATTACATGATGAATGAGGATAAAGGCAATTATATGATGAATGAAGAATTGGAAAATCCAAAACTCGCTGACCGTGACAAAGACGGTAAATTGTCAAGTTGGGAGAAAACTGTTGGTAAGAAGATCGAACAGTCCAAGAAGGGCAAAGAAACAGGCGATTACAAATCCGACAGGGGTAACAAGAAAATACCATTCAAAGAGGAAACAAAGAAACCTGTCAAGAAAGAGGACTTCACTGCCGAATTTATTAGAAAGAATACTGATAAAATGATGCCGATGGGTGCCCACAATTCAACCAGCCGAAGAATGAGTCAAGACGAAGCGATGGGTGGTGGCAAAGGCGACCGTATGGGCGGGGCATATACCGTCGATCCGAGAGCGTTTAACATGGCGAGTCGGCAACACTACACTGACTCGGAGGATAAAGATGAACACGGAAACAAAATCCGTGGAACCGGTAAAGCAGTGCCGGGTTCAAAGAACACATTAACGGGCGATGCAAGGAGAGAAATAACACGAACACCACGACCCGGTTTCGGACAACGCTCGGATTTCAGCACAGAAGGTGATGGGTCAAGCATATTAGCACCTAAACCCGACTGGATGAAAGAGGCATCAGCCGATGCTACCTCCCTCTTTATATCACAAAAGACTGGGCTTGACTTAGTAAAGTATGAGCAAGAGTCAATCAGCGATAATGGTGTGCCACAGTTTGTTGACCACTATGGAATTAGGGCGGTTAATTACCAAACCAATGGGCGCATACCACACTACGAACAAAACGCACAAAATATCAACGCAATTAGCGAAAAGGCAAAGATGCCAGCGTTTGCTAAGACAGGCTATGATGCTAAAGGCTCATCTTTACACATGCAATTGATTGACGGAGGCGACCGTGCTGATGGCAATTGGAATATCGCACCAATCGAAGAAAGGCTAACGGAATTGAAAAAAGGGGCTACAAATCCCGGACTTGTTGATGAGATTGCTAACCTCATGGAGTCAATTGCTAATCGCCTCTAAATAGGGGGGATTAGATGAACCGTGAAGAATTTGTAAGGATAAGAACAGACACATTTTTGTCAATTGTTCAAAATCAAGACATAGACCACGACATCTATCTCAAAGCGTTAGACGATTACTATGGCGATAGCACACAAATAGAGAAAGAAGATCAGGCAATACTTGGTATGCTACCAATGACAGCACCACCACAGTATTCGATGCTTGATATGGACAAGCCATCACCAATGACCACGCTCAATTTACCACAGGGGTATGAGGACTATATCGCTGGTCAAAGAAGGTTCTCACGCACATACGCACAGGATTGGCCGGTAGCAAGTGAAGATAACAGGTTTGGTAAGCGACACCCAATGTCATACGAATTGCCAACAATGCCTTTGCTACACGGGGCTGAATATGGTGAACCATCATTTGTTGACCACCTTTTACATTTGATTGAGGAAGATGAAGAAGGTCAATCAATTATCAAATCAATGAAAGAGGCTCAAAGGCTGGGCAAGATACCCAAAGAGTATGCTGATATTGTAGGTAGGCCAATCGAATCACTACATGATTTGTATATGGCTGATAGGATGAACCGTTTTTCATATCTTGACGATGAAGAATATCTTGAGCAAAAGAAAGAGCAGTGGGCTGGCAAACAAGGTAGGCTTGGCCTATTGTCATACTTGTTTGGTTTAGAATGGCAAGGTATTGACCAGCGTGAGCAATTCATGAACACCCTCAAGAAATTGGGTCAAACTGAAAATCCAAACGGTGCCGATGCAAGAAAGATAAAAAATGATTTCAAAGCAACATCGGGTGTATCGTGGGATAGAGCAAAGCGCAATTGGTTTGAGCGTTTCTTACCGATAGCCCGTTGGTGGGAACGCCCATCAGATCGCCACGGACCTGTATCGCCCGAAGATACGGCTTCGGGTTTGACTCATTTGAAAAGCCCGTATGTTATGGGTGACAATAACACGATTGAGCCATCAATGACTCATCACTATTGGTTGCCTTTCCAATACTGGGGAGGGGTTGGTCGTGATGCTCAATCCCTCCAAACAATGATGCGAGATTCATACCCTGCCGCATTCAAAGGTTGGCTTGGTGATGAGTTGTTTGGTTGGTTGGCTGACCGCAATCATCCATTAAATGACAGTGAAGATGCTTGGCATAGTAGTGGCTCATCATTTTTTCCTCAAACTGCAAACCACGAAATGATGAAAGGACACCCGCACCGTTCAGCCATTTCAACAGGGTGGGCGGCAGGTTCGGAACATCCTTATGTTCGTGGTTTCAACAGGCGAAGGGCTTTGTGGTCAACAATATCAAACGGGGCACATTATCACCCAAGTGAGATTCAAGGCACAGGTAAGCGTATGATAATACCATCTTATGCTTTCGCTACCAATCCGAATGGTTTGGGTAGGATAATCGCATCACATACAGATGCAGGGCAACCAAGAATCGGACCGACAAGAGAGCGACATCCCGGTGATGAGGAATTTCACACATATCACAATGACCATTATGAAAAGACCGATGCACACTTAGGCCGAATGATGCAACAAATGGCGGCACAGTTGAGCAAAGAATACGGTCCGGAGTTGTTATTTGGAACAGATCCTAAAGATGTTTTAGGCAATACAATAGCAAGAGCAAACATTCAACAGTTGGCTAAAGCGGCTAACATGCAATTGATGAGGGCTGGTGGTGACGACAGCATGACATCATTTGCACCTATGGTGATGGGCTTAGGTTTGGCACAGCGTGATGTGCCAATCGGACCTATTTCACCAACATCAATGGCTACAATGCCACCAGTGTATCTTACAGGAGATAAAGATGCTTGGGGTCATAAAATGCCAGCGACATTGGCATATAATTGGGATAGGAAAAACAATGCAATACGCTTTGATGTAAAAGACAAACCGTTTGAAACATTACAAAGAACCGCACATGAAGGCCATGTAGGCATGGTTCACCCAACATTTCAAGATTACCAAATCAAAGAAAAGGTCAACGGCATACCTGCGCTTGAGGCTACGGATATGATGGGTGCAAACTCTATGATAAGTGGTGACTTATTCAAATCCGATGATTACAAACCGACAGGTGTATTTGAGCAATCAATAATACCAGCACATACCATATACGACTTTTCATCTATTGCAGATCTCAAAGGCTTTACTGGTGATTGGGTAGTGCAAAAGAAACCCGAAGGCAAGCGTGTCTTTGTCGAAAAGAAAGGTGGTCATGTTAAGGCAACCAACGGTAGGGGCAAAAATGTATCACTACCATTAAAGGTAAAAGAGGGAGTTAGAAAGCAAGATGGCGATTGCCTATTTGATGGTGTTCTAAATGATGGGCATTATCGGGCTATTGATTTGTTAGTGCATAAAGGCGATGATATACACATGGAAAAATTGGAGGATAGGTTGTCTATACTCCGCACCTTGTATGAAACCGATGAAGGCATTTCATTCCCTATGCCAGCCGATTGTAAATTCAGCGATGCTGGTGGTTTGCGCTCAAACATGGATGCTTTGGGTGGTGATTTGTGGTTGCGTGATGCCACTTCAACATTCATGAAGGGCAAGGAAACTCACCACAAATGGGTGTGTTACACACCGGATGGCGACATGAAAAAGATGTATGCGCCATTCCCAACAGTGTCTATTCGTAACCAAAACATCGTGTTAGAATACAGTGGGCACCCTGCACCTTTGGTAGTAAAAGGTGAATGGGATGGTGAGGGTTTTGACATTGAGAGTATTGAACCAGCCAGTCCTTTAGCACAGCACGCTGAAAGACAAATACCCGTATGGGGTGCTATCGGTGTGCATTTGTTGAAGTATGACATAAAACAATTGACACCATACCCACCCAAACTAACCACAGTCAAGTCAACACTATACAAAGCGTCACTGTTAGATGCCGAAGGAGATCCTAAACCCGTTGAGCAAAAACTGGTAGCGGCAAGGAGGCTTATTGCCGAGAAAGATGAGTCTATGTCCATTGACGAATTGACTAATGCTGTCGAAGGACTAACTGAAAAAGATGTTGAGCAGTTTGGCACAGAATACGGACTTGAGCGTGATGAGAATGGTAAATGGACTGTCAATGAAGCAATTGACGATGATGTTACCGAGAAAGGTGGCAAAGGCTCACCATTGGCAAGATTGACCGGTAGCATTACTGGTGGTGGTTGGTCGGGTATGATGGATATGTTCACTAATCCAACAGGACCGACCGAGTTGGTGGATGAAGAAGCCACGCCTTTCTATGACCCATATCAACCCGAAGATACAATACCAACAGGCGGGGCACAACATATTCGCATCAGCACCAAAGATGGTAGGGGTGAAGATCTTGAGGGAGAGTTAGAAGTTGAGGGCAACCGAGCCACAATTCGCTTACCAAGAAAGACTGAACAAGAAATGAAGGATGAGCAAGAAGTTGAAGTGCCAATGGATGATTCGGTGCAAGATGAAATGATGCCTCCACTACCCCCGCCTCCCCAAAGCGGTTAAATACCTTGACATAAAATTGGTGAGTCAATGGCGACCGCAACATGGACAGCAGTTGGTAGCGATTTCATTTTGAAATCGGATGCTGGCAACGACCTTGTTATAGCGGGCTATGCTTCGGTTGATATGGTTGACAAGCAGGGAGATAGAATCCCAGTATCAGCACTAAAGAAAGCATTTGATGGCTTCATGAAAGACCCAGCATACCGTAATGTGCAATTGGCACACAGTGGTATTCAAGTGGGCGAAGTCTTGCCAAATTACACAGACAGTGATGGCCGAGTATGGAAATCCACTGTTGACGATCACGGCTTGTTTGTCATTTGCCGAATTAGGAATGACATCGAGAAAGCCCGTGAAGTCCAAAAACAAATTCGCACAGGAGAGTTGAGAGCCTTCTCTATTGGAGGACAGGCTCTATTCCGTGTTAGTAAAACAACACCGGAACATGGAACCCACCGTGAAATCACGGACATGGAGTTGCATGAAATTACCCTGTGTAAAAAAGGAATAAACCCCGAATCGACCTATACACTATTGAAGATGGATGATGATATTATGACTGAACAAGCAGAAACATTGACGGAAATACGAGATGCGCTCGCACGCATAAACAAACACATGGAAGAAGAAGTAGCAGTGGAAGCACCGCCAGTAATGGAGGAAACTACACTTGCTAAAGAAGAAGAAGCGGCAGTGGCATACATTGACTCACTTGAGAAATTTGCCCACGAACAAGGCGTTGACCTTGATGGACTTCGTGACCACTTCGGACTCGGAAAGGCTTACATGGTTGGCGTTGACGGCAATCACGGATTTACACACCGAGGACAAGGCGACCTATACGGAACAGGTGAAGATGCAACATTAGCACCAGCACCAACACTACCTAACGCAGTGTCCAACAAGTATGTTATCAAGCAACCACAGGTTCCAAACATGCAAATGAGCGCACCTAACAGTGGCAAGCATGTAATCAAGTCCGGACTTGACCTATCTCCACAATCCCTTGAGCGTGGATATTCAGCATACTCCGCAATTCGTGACGAAGAAGCGGTAAAAGCACTGGTTGAGAAAGAATGGGCAAACCGATATGAGGCTGAAACCCAGCAAGCATTGGCTGTTCAAAAGTCCAAAGACTATTCTTCACAGATTGAAATGCTAAAGCAAGAAATTGAGAACCTAAAGCAAGAAAACTCCACTATTACAAAATCGGCTGTTCCTATGCCGGAACAAAGCCAAATCCGTGTGCCAACCCATGAGGAATTTGCGGCACTTGGAAATGAATTAGACGGATGGCGTGCGCTTGAGGAATTAGGACAGCGTGCGTTATATGGCGGAGGAAACCTTTGAGGGGTGATTTAAGATGAGTGGAAGCACAGGTTATATTAGAACAATTGAAGATATGGAAAGACTATACTACGGTGCAGGTGCCGGACAAAACGCATGGGCGTATTCCGGAACAGATCTGTTGAAGGCTGACTCACCGTTGATGTCCAGCACTGCTGGAACATACCAAGCGATTTTTGGTCGTAAAGTATGGTCACAATTGAATCAAGAGTTTAACGCATTCTCTATACTACCAAAGAAACCGTGGGAAAAGTCCGGATGGCGTGTAACCACCGCTAAACCCGACTTCAACAAGGGTGGCGGTGTGCCGGAGAACGCAACAATTCCGGAAACAAGCAAGCCAACATTTGAGCATGTGAACACCAAGCCAAAGACTGTGGCTCACACCTTTGACTTGACTGAAACTGCTATGTTCCTTGCTGACAAAGACGATGGACTTGGTGATGCAAGGGCTGTCATGAAGATGGAAATGGCAAAACACCACACAGAACACATCAACAAGATGCTTCTTACCGATGTTAACACTGTGGCTGGAAATGACTTTGAATCTCTTGACCGTATCACTTCTTCGGCTTTCGTGGAAACTGCGGCATTCAGTGACATTGACAACATCAGCCGACACAACATTTACAATTTGACACGAACAACCAAGCCAGCACAACACTGGTATGATGCTCAAGTTGATGCAGGTGCTAACAACGGTGTTGACAGGCCACTAACTCTAAACATACTTGACGGAATGTTCCGACAAATTTGGGAAGCGGGAGGCCAGCCAAAGGTTATCCTAACTGGCTACGATACTCTTGAAACAATCCAGCAATTGTTACAGCCTCAACAACGCTTTATGGAAATGAAGCGAGTTGTGCCGGGTGTTAACGGTGTAAAGGGTGTTCCGGGTATTCAAGGTGGATTCATGGTAGCAACATACAATGGTGTGCCAATTATCCCATCTAAGGATGTCCACAAGGGCACTGGCGGTTCTTCAAGACTATACTTCCTTGATACTGACTACATGTGGTTCTGCACTGCAAAACCAACACTATACCATGAGTCCGGTATTGAAACAGGCGATCCTTTCGGAATTAACAGATTGGGTCAAATGGGTATGTTTCACACAATGGGTGAATTGTGGCAAGCGTTCTTCAAATCAAGCGGTAAAATCCGAGATTTGAGTTGAGGATTAAAATAGGAGATACAAAGTAGGTGATTACATGGCAAACGCAAATCTTTTAGGAACAGCAGAAATTAAGGCAGTATTTGATTCAAGGCTTTGGGGTGGAGTTGGACCGACTTCAACCGATTGGCTTCAATCCCCAATGGGTAGTAATGATGCACAGACAACAGCAAGCATGGCAGTTGTTGAGTTGACCATTGATGATGGTGATGCTGATTCAGCATACGATATTTCAGTATCAACCAACCCAGTAACAGGCACAGAATTGTTGGCGGTTTTGGGAATCTTCTCAACCACAGCAGGTGCAAACGCAGTTGACTTTCAACACCTTGCTCACACATCCACTGAAATCAAGTGGAGAGGCGCAGGTGCTAACGGTGCTGACACTGTTTATCGGTTGGTTTTCCTATACCGTTAAGTCGGTAGGGGGAATCAATAATGGGTAAAGTGCAATACATTGGGCATAGACCTTATGTGGAATTTCCTGTCAACGGAACAATGATTGGTTTCGCAAGAGGCACAATCAAAGAATTGCCCGAAGAATTGTGTGAGCGATTCAAAGGTGATAACTACCCTCAATGGAAAGTTATTGTTGAGGAAAGCGAAGTTGAGAAAAAGACTAAGCAAATGGCCGAAGCAGTTGAGCCAGTAGTTGAGGAACCAGTAATTGAGGAACCAGTAGTTGAGGAACCACTGGTTGACGCTGGTAAGTCCGAGCAAATGGTTGAAGCCATAGCAAATGACGACTCCGGTAGTGCTGACTCCGCTTTCAATGAATCTTGGACACGAAATGAGATGGTCAAGTGGATGAAAGCAAGAGGACATAGTGTTCCAAGATCTGCTACAAAGGCCGCAATCACTGAAATGGCTCACGCCCTTCTTGACAATGCGGCAGGTGAGCAGTAATGGGTGAAAGTGACTTTACCATCTTTGACGGTGAAGCACGATACGCTGGTCGAACCCGTGTTAATAGGTTAGTCTATGATTTCACACAAGAAGATCTTGCTGGTAACAATAGCGCAGTAGCGCAAGTTAACTTGAATGGCGACATACACATGGTAATTTTAGATGTTAGTCAATCTAAATTAAGTTCCAACAATGATGCTGACACTGTAAAGGGTTCTTTTGGTATTGATAACAAAGATTACACCCTTCTAAGTGGGGGTTCAAACCTATACTGTAATGTTATTACATCACTGGATTTTACCAACAAAGGCTCAAACCGTGTGTATAAATTTCAAACCAATGAAGGTGCGGCTCAAGGCACTATGGAACATGCTCTATCCGTATCAGTAGGATTGAGTGGACATACCACACCAGCCGCACCAAAAGTCCAAAACACTGGTGGAACAGCAACCGTGATTGACAAAAACCAACCGTGGACTGGTAGGGTTTGTGGTAGGGTCGGTTTCACTATTGCTTGCACGGAGTCATGGGCGGCTGATACCGGTGCAATCCGTATGACAATCCTTTATTCTTGAGCAACCTTTATGACCACTGACACATTCCCTTGAGTTGAGCAACATGGCACTGACGATTACCCAAACCAAAAGAAACAATGTAACCGGCACTAAAATCCAAGCCTTTGTAAATGTAACCTTTGACAATTCTTATCCGTTAGGCGGAGAGCCATTTGACGCAAATGCGTATGTGGGAGATGTTGATAGTGTTGACATTCTTGTAAAAGAGTCACCAAATATCGATCTTGGTGGTGTTTTGTTAAGATATGATTACACCAGTAAAACAATCAAGGCTTTCGCCAGTAGCACAGAAGCCAGTGGCAATCAAGTTACTAAAGGTGCCGCCGCAATAGCAGGTGGATTGTCTTTTATCGAAATAGCCGATACAAGCGCACAATTACAAGATATGGTTGCTGAAATCGTTATTACTGGCGGTCGCTGATGTTGCCTCAAGGGGTGGCATCAAATGGCACGCATGGAAATTGAGGACATTGACTTAGGAGAAGTCATTGACATCGAGAAGCGTAGGCGTGTCCGTATGGCGGAAATCGCCAATGCAAACAAATCATCCGTTCACGAATCGGAAAGTCCATTTTCCAAAGAAAATATGGAATATGCTACAACAAAGCGTATCATGCTTAAATCTAAAGATCGCAAAGACATACAAAATATAGGTGCCGGAACACGGTGTTTAACCTGCGGTTGCTTACACTTTTGTTGGACACCCCAGTGTGGTGCGTGTGGTGCGCCTATGGGATTCAATCTTGGTAGTCATGGTTTGAGCAGGGGGCTTCAATAGTGCCCCGTTCTTTTTCACCCGGTCATAGACCCGATTCACCATTATACCCCGATGAAGCAGTATATACAACACCCGCTAAGGTTAGTGAGTATCTTCAATTGCCATTACCCGATCCTGTGGCTTTGGCTGGCGACACTGTGATTGCCACTGTTTTGACGGTGGATTACATAAAATTTCCAATAACCGGTGCTGACTTTAGACGCTGGGGTTATGCGGCAGGTGAGAGCGTTCTTGTATATGACAACGCAAACGCTGTCGGCAACATATACAAATTGACAGGCATTGAATCGGTTGGTTCAGCCGGACAGGTGTATTTGGTGGCTAAGGCGGCTGACCAAACAACACCGGAGTCCTTTACCACAAACAACCAAGCACATGTTCAACATCAATCAGCGTTCACCAACAGTAATGAGCGTGGGATAAAACTTGACCATGTAAAGCACTTGATTGCCAACAGGCAAGACTACATTGACAAAGTAACACGACACGCATGGCGACCACGATTGGTAGCCGAAGAATATCAAAACTTCACCACATTCAAACCATTCCGAAGGCGATACTACACAGACTATGTAGGTGCTGTGTTCATGAAAAGAGGCGCAATTCAGCGTATGCTAAAGTTAGGTGCTTGGCAAGGAGATTATTACCGTGAGATGGCTGGTGCCCGTGCGGCATTAAGATTCAACGATCATACGGCTATGACGGGCGAATCAATACTGCTGTGTCCGGGTGCTAATGGTGTAGCCACGCTAACCGAAGGTAATGATGCACAGACAAAATGGAGAGCCGACTTCGATAACAAAAGTGCGGCTGAAAACCTATCGGCTTTGGTCAATAAAGACCCTGCATTTAGTAAGGCGGCTGTGCCAATTGGCTCTTTAACGGTTGAGTCCGATTCAGCCTCCGACAGTGTGTTGAATGTGAATAACGAATTTTTAGGACTTGCCAATAGCGACATGGGGGATGGTGTGATTGAGATTAGCAGTATGCGTAGCACCGAAGGCGGAGAAAATGCTACACTGGCTATCACAAACGACACAGCAGTTACAGTGGATGCCCGTTTGACAGACCAAATCAAGAGCAAGGTTGTTTCAGTATCGGGCAATCCTGTCACATCATTTACAGTGGATGATGGCACTAACTTTGTCAAAGGGCACAGTCTTGTGTATTATACTGTGGGCAACCAAAACAAGATTGCATTGGTTACAAGAAATGGTAACACCTTTACAATTGTCAATGATGAGCAAAATGATTTTGACAATGCGACTACATTGATTCAAGATGTTGTTATACGACAAAACAGGTTTGCATGTGACATCACTGATGAAGAACGCCAAAAGTCTTGGTGGTCTATTGAAGAAAACGGTATGATTGCGTTCAACAATGAATATCCGTTCTTTGAGAATCATTCTTTGAGATGTGCTTACATCTATGGGGAGAGGTATGTGGAGGGTTCTATACAAGAGGCTTGCACTAAATTGGTTGTGATGGATATATTGATGTCCGATGATTATTCAGTATTATTCCCCGAAGGAACATCAAACATGGATATAACAACCAAGCACCAAAAGTTAGAAGCGGAGGTTGCTAAACTCTTAGTGCCATATCAAGAATCAATTGTTGTAGCAGGTATGGGTGGTTGATGTGGAAGATCTCATACAGTATAGCGATAATGCAGGTAAGGCATTGAAAGAATTGCTTGCCGCTATGCGAACACAGGAGGCCAGTGAGCCAGCACACCTTGAGAGGCTAATGATAGAAGAAAGGAACATGGATAGTGAAGATGCTGAAAGCGTTGAACCTAAATCCGATGAAGAATTAGCCATTGTAATGGAGGCACATAAAAAAGCAAGTCCTTTCGCACTTGATGTAAAGACAGCCGAGGCCAAATTCATGGGGGCTATGAAAGAATGACTGACGCTATTGATGGCATAGTTACTGCCTTGAACAGCAATTGGAATGTGTCACCCAAACCTTCTATTTTGGATATTGCCACACTTGAGGCTGGCGAGGGTAAAAGGACACGGCTTCAAGATCATGACATCATTCGTGTCTTTGAAACTGCACATAACGAAGCACAGCCGGAATTGCTGTTTGACTTCGTTAATGAACACATTAATCTCACCATTGACATACGCACCGTAAAAAGTCGTAAGCGTCTTAGCACGCTTAGAGATGAGGTTCGGCGCATACTACATTTGGTGAGAAAGGGCGATAATGTTAACTTTGATAGGGTAATCTTCAAGACCCGAACCGACTTGTCGGACCGTAGCAAGAGGTTGTTCCGATACACGATGCAAGCCGAATGTATAATTTTCGCCCAACCATTACCAACATTATGAGATGATAAATATGCCAGTAAATCAAGTATTCAAAGGAGATTTAATTGAAATATCTATGGGCAAAGAAACCGGATTAGTAGGACAAGGAACCAATGTAGCGGGCGGAGGCAGTGCTACATCGGGCTGGTCAACAACCAACGGAACCACCGAGAACAGCAGTATAATTACTATCGGAGAGGCCATGTATTGGGTTGACACCGATGGGCACATGATGGTGCCCAATGGCATGTTGATTGGTGCTACACTGCGTATCTATTCATCGGGCGGTAGCAACGCTTTCACTGCCGATCACTTTCCAACAACAAAGAGAACATACTACATCACTGCAAACGATGATGCTACCATAACCGTCACACCGAGATTGGCAACCAGTCCGGCCACTGCAAACACAGGCGATTTCTTCATTATTGATTCACTGCGTGTTCCAACATACGACCACAATTGCACAGCAGGTTCCGATGAAAGAATCAAAACCGACCAATTTTTAGGATTGCTTAACTCATTCACGCTACCCGAACCGGAGATAGATGTTAGAAAGCAACACATCATAGGTATGGGTCGTGATGTGAATGTCTTAACATCGGGCAAGGAAACTCTTGCTGGTGGTTCTATGGACTTGAATGCACATTCATTGAAGATGTGGAAATATGCTTTGGGTGGACACACTGCAAAGAGCGTAGGTGAGTTTGCTCACTGTGACAGTAATGGAACCATAACGGCTACACCATTAAATCTCAAAACAAATGTCAACAACATGACATACGCCGCACAAAACACATTTGACCCTGCACCGGTTCTTGACATCACTGTAACGGGTATTGCCGCAAATGGCACAGATGTAACAGGTCTTGACCAACCCGGCCATCTTGACCAAGATATATTGATAGGTGGATTGACCGTTGCGGCGGCAGGTGCTACCGATGCACAAATCAGCACTGCTGGTAATGGCATAACTGGCTTTGCTTCAATCTTTGAAGATGCACCAGCCGCAGGGCTGTTTAAGGTGCTAAGTGCCGCAGGTGCGCCTTTACTTGGCTCATACACTACACTAAACGCCGCACAAATAGATGGCTTGGCTGACATTGATACAGGTGCTAAAGCAAGGGCACAGACCGTAGGTGTGCCACTTTACTTACTGGCTCGACCAACCCTTGCTGTGAGTGCTGGCGATATACGCATCAAACTATCAAATGCAAATGCGGCTAAATTTACTCTTGGTGATTACATTCAAATCTTTGACAAAGATACTGTTCAAGTGCCGGGTGCTGATGTTACAGCACCCACATTACACAAGCATGAAATCCGCAGGGTCATTGGCATTGGTAGTGCAAATGGTTCAGATCAAGGTTACATCTATGTTGAGGAACCATTCTTATTCGACCATGTAGCCGCATCGTGTGGTGTGGAAAGACTACAATATACTCTTGATGGAACAGTAGCACATGAGCGTGGCTCACCAGCACTGTTGTCCACTGGCGAATTGAAGAATGGTGTTGAGCATAACTTCTTTGGCTACACTACACTACCGACCTTTTGCTTTGAGCAATCATTCCGCACCACCGATACAACACCGGGCACAAACCAAATGCTACGGGTGTTTTCCGGTTGTAAAGTGAGTGATTTGAGCCTAACTGCTGACAGTGAAGGTGAATTAAAAATGACCACTAACTTTGAAGCGACACGCATGTTCAAAGACACCAACAACCAATTCATTACACCACACCGTATGTTTGAGAACACTGCAAATGACATAACCAAGCGTAGTGTGTCCGGTATTGCCGTCAATGGCGAAAAGCCATACCTATTCCAGCACATGTTATTCAGTGCCTTTGGTGCTACCGTATTGCGAGCAAAAGATGTCAACATCAGTATTGCTAATGGCAACACCGCACAGTTTTACATTAGAGGCACAGATGGTGCGTATGCTGATGCAGATCAGGTGCAAGAAGCCGCTACACAGTATGCTTCGGAAATCACGGAGGCGGCAAGGGAATACTCATTCACCTTCACCGCATTGGTTGAAGATGATAGGTTCTTTGAAGAATTGAGAACCCGTAAGCATAACATAAACACAAACGATTGCACACTGGTCTTGAATAAACCCGGCTCGGCTGGCACAAGACAAAGAGGCACAATTACACTTGAAGATTACACATTGATGAAAGCGGAACATCCAATGCCCGATGATAAAGGACCGGTTACTGCAAGCGTGGAGTTTGCTGTCCGACATCTAAAGGTTCAAGAGCATAACCCGTATTACATCATTTGAATAAAGTTAATTAACAAGCATGACAAGGGTGAGAATAATGGTAAGGCTAACAGGATATGTTGAAATCGCAGGGCGCAGGGAATTTTTGAATTGGACTATTACCAATGGCCGAATTATTGAAGGCGTTGGTGTTTCAGCACAAGGCATAGAAGTTTCCGTAAGCACTGTTCCTGTTGTTGAACCGACATCATCACCGGAAGTGACTGTTGAGGCACCAGTAGCGGAAAACAAAGAATACGCTGACATGAACAAGACTGAATTGCAGGTCTTGTGTAGCCAGCGTGGTCTTGACGCTACCGGACTGAAAGCAGATCTTATTGCTCGTTTGAGCGAAGATGATGCAGGTCAAGCCGAGCCAGTAACCGAAGGTGAAACAGATGGCGGAGAAAGCGACAGCGAATGATTTATTGATTGGAAACGAAGCAGAAGAACATACAATTGACACGCCATTTGGCGAAATGACGGTATGGGTCAAGCAATTGACTTGGCTTGAGCGTCAAAATGCTTTGACAAAATTCGTTAGTATCAGTGCTGATGGCGGGGATATGACACCAAAGATTGACTTTGGTGGTTATTGGAAATTCGTAATCACAACATGTGTCGAAAAGACCGAACCATCATTGACAACATCTCAATTGCTAAACATCAAACCCGAAGTCGGTGAAGCACTACAATCAATACTGCCTTCGTTTGAGGATTTGATGCGTGGTATTGCGGGCGGTTCAGCCCCTTTGGGATAACCCTTGACGATGTTCGGTCATTCATGACATGGGATGGAGAGGGCGAAACGCCAATAGACGAATACAAAATCCCAGTGATTGCACACAGACTACCAGTGTTTTTCCTTGCACATTTTTTCAAGTGTTCTCCACAAGCGTGGGATAACATGCCACCCGAACAGGTGATTATGGATTACTACATACTGTCCACATATAAAGAAATAGAGTCCAATGAGATGGAGAAATTAAAGCGTGAGAACGATGTGGGCGGTAATAAGGGGCGTAGCGTAAAAACAACAAGTGACGCTGACTTCTTTGAGCGCATGAACGCAAAACTGGGGTATCAAGATGGCTAATTCGTTAAAGCAAAACAATTACGCTATGGCGGATCTGATTGCTACCTATCAAGAATTTAACGATGTTCTAACAATTTTACCCGATAAAACCCGTGTGTTGCTCAAGGTATTCGGTCCTTTGATGAAAACATACATGAAAGTGGACATGGCTGTAAAGAGCCTTACATCAACCTTCACTGATGCTAACAAACCAGCACAAGATTTGGGCAACACTATGGAAGAATCGGCTGATAAAACCGAAGAATCCAGTGAGCGTATGGGTGTGGCGGCCACAGTCCTTGCCGCACCGTTCATGTTGCTTGGTGGTGTTGTCAAGGGGGTTGGTGGTTTCTTCAAGATGTTATTGATGTCTATATTGCCGCTTATGGGGCTGATGATGGGGGTGGTAGGTGTCGTTATGTTACTTGTTGCCGCTTTCGATACAGGTGGAGGAACGCTTAGAAAGTGGTTAGAAGATCTGCCAATTATCGGTGGATTGATGGGCGTTATTGACAACGCTATCGCTAAGATAAAAGAAACATGGCAAACGCTCAAAGATAATTTGACACTGCCCGATGGTCTTGATTTCCAATCAGTAGTGGATGGTATTGTTGATGCCTTAACATTCGTAGCGGAGTTATTCATGGGCTATTGGACAATGATAACTGGCATCATCATGTCCTTTATTACTGCTTTAGCCGAATCCGGTTTCTTACAAGCAGTGCTTGATGGTATTGTTACAATTTACGAAGGGTTTGCTGACGCATGGGATATGATAATGGGTGCGCTTGGTGACGGTGGTGTTCAACAATTCTTCGATATGGTTGTCGGATTATTCCAATATCTTATGGATTTCTTGGTCAATTCCGGCATATTTGCTTTCATAGGTGACATAATCCAGTTAGTAAGTGAGATTATAGCAACCGTAGTGTTCCTTGCGGCGGCCATCATTTCTATCGTGATTAGGATCGTGCGTTTCGTATATCCATACATAGCACCTTACTACAAAATGCTGATAGCCGCATTTGGCTTTATACTGACTATCTTTATGGGAATCGTTAGAACCGCCATGAAACTTGTTAGTGCGTTTGTAGCATTACTGCGTGGTGACTTTGGCAAGGTTAAGGAGATTCTAATATCAATTGGCGGTGTTTGGAAAGATGTATTAAGCGGAGTTAAGGCATTCTTCAAGCAATTCGTTAATAGCCTAATTGACTTCATTTCACCAGCATTGAAGTTATTGAACAAAGTAATTGGCGTATTTAACAAGATTAATCCATTTGACGATGTGCCGAAAATTAACATTGAAGGGTTGAAGTTAGCAAGGGGTGGTGTAGTAACTGGTCCTAAGTCCGGCTACCCTGCTGAATTGCACGGCACAGAAGCAGTAGTGCCACTACCCGATGGCCGAACCATACCTGTAACTATACAAAGTGCGGGTGATATGGGAGGCGGTGAAACCACAATCAACATCAATGTAAGTGGTGCAAATGGCGACCCCCGTAGGATAGCACGAATGGTGGGCGAAGAAGTTGGGCGATTATTCAAGAACCGTTCAAGACAAGGTGGGTTTAGTAGGGGGATTTAGTCATGCCAATGATACAATTAATTCGTAAAGACGGACAAATCATCGAATTAAAGGCATCACAAATTTCGTTTGCAGTAACAAGGGGGGTAGCAACATGGCCTATACCGATTGTCGCTACCCGTGCCGCTTTAGATTTGAACAGCAACATGTTGTCCATTACGATTGATGGGGTAATCACAGACGATGAGTTTGCATCGGCTGGTAGTGCCGCTTCTTGTGTGATTGATTTAACAAGAGCAACGGGCAATTACACGACATGGGCTTCTCAATTAGCCACCGCACTTTCAGTAGCACAGGCATCCGCCCAAAACATAAAAGATGATTTGCATGGCAAGGAAATTAGATTTAGCACTGCTGGTCAAATTGACGCTGGTAACGGAGAATCAATTGTTTTGAAATTCGACAAAACAGGCGCAATCAACAACACTATCACTGGTGGTGTGTCCACAATACCCATCAATATACAAAATGTCACCAACATAGGCGGAGTTGCCACAGCAATACAAACGGCTGTTGCAGGTAATTCGTTTGTGCAAGTTGCGGCGACACAGGTGGTCATAAATACCGTTGTTACTGCAACAGTAAGCGCAGGTGCAAATCAAATTTTGAGCAACCAAATGGGGGGTGCGGGGCAAGGTAATGGCAAGATTACCATTACTAATACAGTAAAAAGTGAAAAGGGTAACAAGCCGGTCATAAAAGGTGCCGATCCTCTTGTATCAAACAGCAGTGTTTGGACTAACTCTTTCTTTGTATCAGCCTTTACAGGAGGCGTGACTGGCTCACGCAAAAGCAAGGGAGATAAGGTTCAAGACTTGTTGAATATGACAATGAACGCATCGGCTGGTGGTGGTATGATTTCACCACAAGCCTTGACGGGAGATTTAGTTGAATTGCCCGATTCATTATCATCATTTGATGTTTCTAAATTGTTGAACATAGATGAATCTTCATCGGTAAAGAAGTATATCGTTGGTTTAAGGGTGCCTTACGAATCCATGATAACTGCTGGGGCAAGTGGTGAGGTCTTGAGGCAGTTTATCATTCCATCCGGACCGGGCACAGACTACCCATCCGAAGATAATACAGAACCTTTCGATCCTGTCACTGTTGAAGGAGGGGTTCTAAACAGACCTAACCCTTTTTTCCAGCAAAAGGTGGCAATACCCGGTGTAATACAGACATTCACACCAGCCTATGCGGCAGGTGATTCGGTCTATACATTCAACATTGGGTTCGCCGCAGTTGAGCAGTTGATAGGGATTTGATGAGATGGCGGTTGAGAGGGTAAGCACACAAGCCGTGCGGTTGAACGGCTTTACTGACGGCATGGTTGTTCCCACTGGTGCATTTAGAGAAACCGGTGTTGATTTATTCCCAAGCGGTCATGCTGAAAAAAAGGGTATAACCAACAAAGTTTCTTCATATAACAGTGATGAGCCAAAGATTGGCCTAAGACATATTCCAAACGAAGGGAATCCGTTGAACAATCTAATCGGACCATTCACAATAGAAGCCTATGTTATACCGGATTGTGGCGGTGTTATAGTGCATAAAGAAGGCTGTTACACTTTGAAATTTGGTGAAATACGCCAGTCAGCAAATCTTAGTTTCAGTGTTTTGACACGAAATGCTGGGAATAGTGAAGCAATAGAAACTCTAACTATCCCACACTTGTGGTCGCCAGCCGCAAATGAATTTGCCGTAGGTGGAACATACGGCGTAGGTGGCAATTTGCCTCATGATTTATCGTTAAGTGGCAATCCGATGTTTTACATTAACGCTCAATTCACAGGAGAGGGGCTAAGAGTCTTTGTCAACGGAGAGTTGTTTGGCGAGTTAGACTTTGGTGGTGAAACACGGACAACAAAAGCATTCTCATCGGATCTTCACATCGGAGGAACAGGCGGCCAATACAGGGGCGTTATCGAAAGTGTGCGTATTAGCAGGGGGATTGTAGCACCACAATTACAGCCTCTTACCAAGACACAAGACACCATAGGCTTATGGGATTTTGAAGATGAAATTGATGTGCCGGATTTGTATTTCTTTAACAACAAGACACCCGCATTCACTACACCGATTATTGACGGAACAGGAGATGAAGATGCAGACATGCCACTACCGATGGTATGTGTAGCGTATGATTTTACCAATGTTGCAGTAACACAACCCGTCACTAATCCGATTTCTTTAGCCACAGGTATGGATTATGGAACATTCAAAATAAGAAATCATCCTTTTGGTAAGGCAACCGCTTTAGAATTAATTGCATCTTACTTATTGAAAATACCAGTCGAAGAATTGCCATTACAAACATGGTGGGGTAGTCGAATTTTAGACATAGGTGCTATCGTAACAAAGGACTCATATCATACAGATGGCTTGCCTGTGTCCAGTCTAAATGCTATTGTCAACACATCGGGCACCGATCCTATCACCGGCTTGCCCTTTTCATCTTATTCTTTTAATCCCACTGATGCCGATACCGATGGCGGGATAGCATTAGATCCGATTGGAAACCCTATTGAAAGAGTAAGAATCATAGCGTTAGATTTTCAAAACGATAGGGTAGTAGTGCAAAACAGTATCTTGATTGATGCTGATGTTGATGCAGATCCTCATACTCAAGGGTTTTTGTTTGAACACACCGATAATACCCCTGTTTGGTTCACGCTTGGTAATGGTGACTTAATCATTGACAATGGTGGCAAATTGAGAAAGAAGGGTCAAATGACAAGAGCAAGGTTCACACAAGGTCAATTCTTTACGGACAAATCGGGCTTCGGGAATGATGCTTATTGGGTCAGTAAAACATCACGAAACACCGAAGCAAATCGTGTTTCTCCATCACAAACAACCGGTCTTTTCAACCCTGCTGATTACCTTGCACCTTTTACAAATGAGTTGATTTTGTGGCTGGATGGGAATGATCCTCGTTATATGTTTGATGCTCACGGACAACAAGTAGGTAAGCAAACGACAGAAGTTTCTTGGTGGAAAAGCAAATCAACACTTCATCCGGAAGCGGTATTTTATTCCGGTCCGATGTTTATGTTTCCGTGGATCTATGTTAAACACAACCCAGCCACTAACAGTATAGGTTCTTTGAAAGCGGCCAGCATTACAGATTATAATTATCAAGGCCAAATAGGTGTGCCGTTTTTACACGATTTGGACACACAAATGGGTTGGGTTCTTGAGTTTTCCGAAGGTGAAGGACTCCATTCATTTGGCGGTATGCCGTTAGAATGGGAAATGGCAAGAATAGGAAAAACAGGTCCGACCATATTTAGTGGTTGGGTCAATAAATTTGGTAGCCGATTAGGCATGGCACCGTTTGACCCAGCCAATCCAGTGGGTTATCGTGGATATATCCCAAGCCTCCCATTGTTGGTGCCACAGGGTAAGCAACAATTCAGTGCGTTCCACAATGAAGTAAATCACACAAATGGTAAATACACCTTTGTTTATGTGGTAACGCCCGCACCATACGACCCTAATGTGCCGTTGAATATGTTTGACAGTAAGTTTGGTGTTGGTCATAGAAGTCAAAAGTTAGATGCTGGATTGCCAGCCGTTGTAGGTCCGACTTTACTAATGGATGGTGGTGGCTTTGGACCGGTATCAGTAGGAACGGCTGGAACACCAGTTGCCGGAACACCATCAGTAGTTATAGTGCGTTGTGACCCACAAAACGGTAATGCTGGCACTTGGTCGCTTTACACCGAAGTTGGTGGTTCTAACCCATTATACAACGCTCAATTCGCTGGTAATCCGGGTGCAAGCCGATTTGTTTTTCACCCTGTGTTAGATGATCCACAGGGCAATTGGCCGTTAGGAAACCCAGCAACATTCTCCGATGTATTCAACGCTGGCATAAACCTATTCGGTTTCATAGGTCAAGGTAGGAGAGGGTTAATTTTTGAAGGAACGGCACCAAGCGGGTTTATGATTCACGAAATTCTTTTTTACAAGAAGGAATTAAACCAAAACGAATTGACTGATGTGAGGCAATATATTGAAGATAAGTGGGGTATTTGATGACAATTACACTACCCGAAGCCGTTGATGATTTTGTTGGTCAGTGTGGATTTACTTCATACAACAAAGTCGAAGGACACTTTTTCTTAGCGAAGTTACCACAGCCCAACAAAGAGGTAGTTACACGCACGGTTCAAGGTATAGCCGACAGGTTTGAATCCACTTATGAAGATGCTTCTATTGGTAGCGTTGTTTCATTAAATGATAATGTCAATATTACTGAAACAGTGTATCAAGGAGAGGCTTTAGATGTTATTACAAACAGTGTTGTATCAACCTTTGAATCTATACAAGGTAACGGTCAAGAAGTTTCTTCAATTATTGTGCAGGGTGGACAAGGTAATACAGACTTGACCGGCACTTATCCTTCAAGCACAGCCGATTCTATATTAGCAATTGCCGTTGAGGACATAAGACCGTTTTTGTTAAAGGGTCTTGATACCGAACACCGTGCATTGTTTGACACAAACGACCGGACTAAGCCAACAAATCAAGAATACATAAGGCACTTGACACCGGAAAAAGAATCAAGAATAGCAAAAATAACTATTCCAAGTGAATGTATCAACGGTGGTGGCTTGCCAAGTGTGGTCGAGGTTCACTACAACGCCATAGACCTGTCCGGTGAGGTTATAGCCGCATACAAAGACGACCCTAATTTTCTTACAGTAGGTAATGTGGCCGCTTGGCAACAATTCCAAAACGACAAAAATGACATACAAGGAATGTCATACACTGTTGGGGGTGTAGGTGGTAAAAAATCTTGGTTGATTGTTGAAAAGACAGTGCCGGACTCAAACACTGTTTTTACAGATACTACAACACAAACAATCCGCAACAGAACACTTGCTGATTGGTTGAAAAGGCCATTCACTGATGCACGCTTCATAGCAGATGGGGGAGATCCTACCGACCCTAATTCCACCATTCCGCTACCGGATGCACTTGAGATAGCCGCACCCGGTGGCATTATATCATTACCATCGGCTAATTTCAATAAGCCACCACAAGACCATGTAATGCGTGTCAATCCGACTGGTGATGAAACACTTTCTCCATTTATTGATGTGTCTAATTGTCCACATACAATAATACAAGAGGCTATTTCAGTTGGTCGTAATCCAAAATTATCCGCATACGGGCGACCAAAAGGCATACCTAACACTATCAGCCCGGTTAAGAAAAGCCTATCATCTTACCATACGCTATCGGTTATATCCCCTAAGAAAGAGAAGGTGCCAGCCGCTACCGGTAACACTGATGGGAACCATTACAATCAACCTATATCAAGACACAGGACATCGTTAAGACCTATCACATTTGAGCAGTTTGACATAATTGACAATGTTAAAGACAATGATTTGAATTTATTGTTAATACATCCAAAGAATCGAAAGCGTAGTGGTATTCTTAACACGATTTCAACAACAACAAACAGCGATAGCCCGCATATATGTCAAGTCAATTTGTTGACAATGAAAGGTCGTGTTGAGGAAATAGCACCGAACAGTGAGTCTAACACTGGGGGTGTTTTGATTCGTGGCAAATCACAATTAATGGACATAACAGATCGAATAGTTGAAAGAGATTTTAGTCTAACCGATGGCTACGCAATAAAAGAAATCGGTGACTTGGGTTCACCGTCAGTAAGTCTAACTATGGCTGGATTAGGACAGGGCGGTATAGACATCAAACCCGATAGAACCGAGCATTCTTTCTTGCCTGTATGGAAAGACAAAGTGATTGGGGCGGATAATCCATCGGTGCGAAACGATAAGCAAACATCAACCTATTATGCCTCAACCCGTGCTTTAGTTGAGTTACCATTATTCCCATCTATGTTTTTCGATGTTGAACAGCGTTTAGCGACCAGCACTAAAAAGCGTTCACCACTGCCTTCTAACAAGTCTATGGAATTGGTTTTAGATGCAACAATGACCGCTATGAATAGGCCACAAATGAAAGACTATGAAAGCCGAAACGCAATTGACTGGGGTGCTAAAAACAAAGTCCAAGCATTAACCATCAATGAAGTTGTAAGTGATTTTTGGATAAGAGCCATGCGTGAATCATCATCCACTTTCACCCGTGCCGCATCATATAGTGGTGCGGCCAGCGACACACAAGTTGTGCTTGGTGGAGGTAATAACAATGCAGACTTTTCGCACTTTGGCACATACCTTTTAGTTGACTCAATCTTACCCTTTATACAAGGCGAAGAAGGTGGATTTGAAGGCACTAACACTGGGAATTATGTCACTGCCCCCTTAGCAACAGAACCATTTGACAATACGGGTTTTGTAGTAACCGTAGGAGAGGGCATCATCAGTGAAAAAGGCATACGATTACACATACATCAAGCACTAACAGTCGGTAGCGAAAGCAGATTATACTTTAACGCATACCAAGACTTTGAAGATAATAACCTAAGTTATGCTGGGTTGAAAAGTGTTATTGTTGCTGGGTTGCCTGTCGTTATGGGTAGTTGGTTGACTAACGCAAACGGTGTTGGAGTAGGATTTCCACCAGTTAATTATGTTATTCCTAATACTCAAACTGCGCTTGAAGGCAATTTTAGCGCATTAAACGCTGGTGTGGTAGGTGCGAACAGCACTGAAAGCACCGTAGCACAGTCTTTTATTGGTCCGTTAGAAAAAACATTTGCACTTGGTAGGACAATAACAAACGGAGTTACAGATAGAAGCGGAATACATTTAGATCCCAATGACCCGAATACTGTGTTGATATATGATGGTCCGACTATGGAAGGTTTTACCTTTGACCCCGGAAATTATCTTTATTCGCAAGATACCAAACCATTGGTTCCGCCTGTTGAATGCCGCAGTGGTTATTTGTCATTAAAAGGAAAAAGAAGCGATGGTCTTACACTTGATTGGGTTAGACCTATGAAAATAAAACTGGGCGATATTGCCAGTGTTGGAACAGTAAGCAAATTTGAAGATGCTGTTGATGAATTAATAAGGCGTATCAATCAAGCCGGACATCCTAACGCAAAGAATTTGCAGGGCGGTAGTGCCTTCGACCCTCCGCCTTTGTTCACAAACACTGCCGGTCAACACACTGTTGTAGCAAGTAACGATACTGGCTCTCACATGGGTTATTTGAGAGCGTTCTTAGGACAAACCGTTGAGAGCAGGGATGGTGAAGAAGGACTGTCAATAGTAATCCACAGCACCGTGCCGGGTGCTTCGGGTCGTAACTTTGCAGTGTGGATAAACAATGAAAGTCCATACCCATACAGACCAATACAAGCGGTAGGTCACGGTGGCCTATTGGCTACCAACAGCCGTTCATATCAAGCGGGTGCGTTCCCCGTGCCTTTACCGTTAGGTATGGATGGTGAAACACACTTGCCCATAACTACATTTCAAGGGGGTGTGCATGGGGCTGTAAGCGATGCTGATAATAACCTTCGGACTTACGAAGGAGTTGGTCAAGAGTTTGAGTTTAACACGGTGTCGCTACCGCAATTTGAGAATGGAGATGCAATTCCAAATTATGACCCCGAATCTCAACCAACCCTCATGGTTGAGCGCAAAGCACTGGACATATTGTATAGAATTAAAGGAACGATCTCAAGGGAGAATAAAGGATTAATCTTGGTTGATGGTCAACATTTAGGAGAATTTGATGACATAATCACAGGTGTGAATGGTGTTCCACCAAGCAAGGTTTCCGGTGTAGGTTCGTGTATTGGTTTGGCTAACACACAACCCTTAGACAAAACACTTGGTAAGAAATGGAAAGATTTGTTTTATGATAACACGGGCGCACTGAAAGAAGTGCCTGTCAAATTACTAAACCCGCTTGTTGATGCCAACGGCATTCTATTCTTTGGTGGTGGTCATACAGGCGTGACCTTCGATATAAGCGATGGAACCGATAACGATTACAGTGATTTCTATACCCACCATTATTCTAAAGGTCCGGCTGGAAACAGTGGTTTCCAAAATTTAGAAGGCGTGCAAACATCAGCCGCAGTGCTTGATTTTAGTGAATTGAAAAATGAAGATACTGTAAATTCTAACACATATCGTGGGATGCACCATCAAGTGAACACAGTTGTCACTGGGGCTTTGCCCGATGCCGCCAATACATTAGATACAAGGAACACATGCCTTTGGTATTTACCAATGAGCCAAGAGGAATTAGGACAGCCACAGGCAAGAAAGAAGTTAGCCATAGACACAATTCATGGCTCTAAAGTGTATGTCAATCGAAGCGACACTGTTGCATTAGTGGCCGGACCAACAGCAGATCCAAGTTGTAAAGGGGTATTATCCAACGGCCACACATCAGCATTCGCAATCGCCTTGCACGACAAAGACTTAGTGGTAAATAACAACAACGCCCTTACCAATGTTCCAAGTTTAGTGCCCATACAAGATGAATGGGTTGACGATGCAACATCACAATACACGCTTTCTTTCTTTTTCTTACCGGGTGATACTGGCAATTGGTCAAGTCAAGCATGGGGTAACGGTCCGGTGTATCACGGTTTTATCAATACAGGCCAAGCCGATTACAAAGGGTTAGGCGTGTCAATATTTTCAAAGCAAGGTTCTTCAAGCGGAGTATTTTCATATCGTGTGGCGGTAATGACACCGCACAACAATGGCACTGATGTTGTGGTATCGGCTGAAATCACCGATAGGCCAAAGAGCGAATATCAGCACATAGTAATCACAAGAAACCCAACATCAACACAAGCATTACTTTATGTCAATGGAGTATTGGAGGCGTATGCACCGTGGACTTTACTTGAACCGTTAGCGTTGGACAGTGGAAGGCACTTACCACAAACAATTGGTGTTGGTAATGCGTTGGCAAGTGGTCTTTATGGTAAATCATCATACATGCACTGTGTTGGAATAGATCTTTTAGCCCCTTCAAATTATCCGGGTTATTATCACGGAACACACGGTAGTGGTAATAATGACCCAAGATATTGGAAAGGGGTGCTTAGTGAAATGGCTATGTGGAATCATGGTATGACAGCCCAGCAAGTCGCCAATCTCTATAATGCGAGGAACACTTGGTGATAACATGGGCGAAAGACTGTCTTTCATGAAGCGGGAGTTTCCGGCTGAATTGACAGCAGTAGGCACAGACAGTGGTGTAACAGCCAGTGGCTATTTCAGCCTTCACTTCACTTACCCCGATACTGCTTATGAAGATCCTACCGACATGACATTCGCTAAGAACGGAACAAATCAGTTGGGTATCAATTTCTTAATTAGAACACCGTTAGCGAATGACACCACTGCCGCCCAAACTAACGGAGAAGATAACAGGAATGGAACAAACTTTCAGTTGATTGATTTGAAAAGGGCGGCGGAGGCAAATGCAACAGCAAGAGCAAATGGTTCGGCAATACCAATCAAAACATTTGACTTGGGCACAGAAGAAGCGGCACGACTTATCGCATCTCACATCAATTCAAGTAGGCATAGGCAAGTAGGTCAACATTCAGTCAGCAGGTATCTTAGAGCAAGATACACAAAGATGTCCGGCAATAGTCAGTATGGTGCGTATGGTAGCACTATTGGAAATGCCCCCATTAAACTATACGGTGCTGGTTTGAATGTTGGTCAAGGTGTATTGCAGGTAAGCGGAAACCATGTTGCTGGCTCGACAACAACATTGACTTTCAATTACGGTATCGGTGGTTATTTATCACCAAACACCAGCCTATACACCCTAAACAATGAATATATAGGAAAGATAATGGAAATACAAGGCGCACAAGTTAGGTTCTATGAGCCAATTGCAGTGGGTTTGAGCAACGCTCAACCGGTTAGAGGCGGCTTATTGCGTTTGATGCAAATAGGCACCCCTAACAGGCGAACATTTACAGGTTTCAATCGTAATATGCCAACCGATATTCCTAAGCGTGGCACGATTAGAGGCAATCCGGCTTCATCAATTCAAGATAGTGGTGGTCAACCAGTCAGTTTCTATACGCTAACATACGATGGGTATGAAATAGATAGCGATGCAACATTATCATTCAACATTACAAAAATAGAAACATCAAGTGGAACAGTAGGAGATGTTCAGTTTTCGATTTTATCTTCATATCCAACATGGTTGATTGATAATGAAACCAGTGAACAACACACTGTTGTTGTTTCGTGGGAACAAGACACACCAACAGGTGGTGGGTATTGGGGAACAGCAAATGGAGGTCCGATTGTTCAAGGTCTTGGTGTTGATTTACCAGTGTGGCATCTAACAGCGAAACCAATGGATGGAGGCAACATGGGGTTGCCAAATGTCAATGCGGATTCAAGAGGGGCACAGCCTCAAACTCACAGCACAGGTCATGGTTATTCACGATTTTCCATAGAGGGTCTTAACTCATGCACGATGCCCGATATGCCGCCACCGGATATGCCATTTGACGGACCAAACATCATGGGTTCAAGTGAAGTCGATCCATATCAGTGGCGGGGGCAAGATGTTCTCGGCAATACACTTGTGAATACAGATTCATTGTATATTACCGACAATGAACACGGCACTGAATTAGATACAGCCGGACCGTTTAGCACAAACTGTGTAGTTTCGGCAAATGCCGATATTACAACCGGCACAAGTATTCCGATATTGACCCCTGCAACCACCGTAAAAGCACACTTTGAGGATGGGGATAAAATTTACACTGCCGATGCTTTGGAGATAGGAACAATATCAACCATCAGCGAAACTACGCCAACAGGATTGACAGCAGTAGGACCGAAGAATATAGACAGTGGCATGAAAGTCGGCACTAAGATTTACAGGTTTGAAGGTAGGACATTCAACCCATTCCCAACGGGTAACAGTCACGGCACAGGAGATTTAAGCACCATACTTGCCGACCAAGAAGGTGGTCAAGCAAATGCTGTATTCAATTTGGGAGATGAAGTTAGAACAGATAGTGACACCTTGATTGGAACAATACCCATAACAACAGTCGTGAAACGCTTTGCACCCGGTTTTGGCTTTAGTGGCTGTGAGATTCATACAGAATCGGGCAACGCAATAGAACCATCAAGTGCCCAAGACATAAACACAATAGTTGTTGATGGCACCGATCCTAATTTGATATACCATGAAGGTGAAAGGATATACTCGGAACATACGCTGTATAAGACTGAAGTTACTGTTAGTGCATTTACACAAAATACGGACACCATCACATTGAACAGTGGTGGTGGTAACATAAATCCTTTATCAGCAGGTCAATTTGGCGACCGCATAAAGGTAGGTGAAAGAATATACAGTGTGAATGGAGTAAGTAACATTTTCATAGGCGTAGTAAAAAGCGTCACTGCCACTACAATAGTTTTGCATTCAGCATACAATTCAGCCATAGCAGGGGGCACCGTGTTATACACACCAGCGTATATTGGAACAATATCGGAAATCCAACAAACATCTTATTCTCAAGCCATAAGTGCATTCATGTCACAGGCTTCGATGGGGTTGGGTGTGGGCACTACCGTTGGCGCACAAACAACCACACAATTAGAATTTGAACCCAACATATTAATGCAAGATTTAAGACAAAGAGGGATTGTTCCGGGTGCTATTTTAGAAACAAATGCCGGTTCCGAAGTGGGCACAATAGCGAGCGTGACAAAAACACGCATAACACTTGCCGAAAATAACTTGATTGCTTTGACATTGGTGCCCTATCAATTTGGGCTAAGGACAAGAGCCACCAAACATTGGACAATCACACTGGCAAGTAACCTAAGCACCAGCACCCACACTTATAGAATGAATGCTGTTGAAAATGTTAACTTGAGATTAGCCAATAACCAATCAATACTTGGTGAATCTCTTACCGAAAAGACTCTTACTTTTGCAGGTGCCGATCTAGAGGCAATCCAACCCGGCACTAACGCCACGACAATAAACAAAGGAACAGCGTTTTACAAACCAACATTAGATTTTGAAAATGCTACAAGCACACTGAACGCATTTACGACTGAACATGCTACCACCGATAGACACTTAGTGGTAAAATCTAACGCTGGCATAAAAAGTATAGACAATCAAACCTATGGGGGCAATTTATTATTGACTGATTATGTCAATCAATCAGTGGGTAACTTAGCACAAGTGGTTGATATTAACGGCAAACTGTATGGTATCATCAAAGGTGTCTTAGATGAAAGAGTAGTCAACGGTGTCACATTCTCAAGGGTGTTGTTTTCCAGCCTTGTTGAAGATATACCAACAGGAACGCAATTGTATCGAGCCGCACCCACAATAACCTTGACTCAAAATGTAGCAACCACACTTCAACATGGGGAGATGCTTTTCAAGGCAAAGCAAACCAGTAAATGGAAAGTGGCATTTGAGGATGGTGGAGTTTTAGATTCACGGTTCTCCGTATTGCGTAACGGAAATACCGATGAATACACCGAATTTACAACCATGACAAATAACGACTTGAGTAAAAATAAAGCAGTAAATTACCATAGTCTAAAAACTGGTAGTTTGATAAGGGGCATAAATTCTTTACCAACAGGTGGTGCTGGACATATACACAGGCCGTATAGAGTTGTAAGGGATGTCAACACTGAACGGGTAAAAGGATTACAAATACCAAATGAAGAAAGAGTATTTGATTCAATACCGGTAGTTGATGATACCGGTGCCGAGTTAGTGCTTGAGGGAGGTTCACCGTTTGGCACAGTTATTAGAGATTACAATTACAAACAATCACGCATAGATCCTGCAACCAATCAAGAAACAACAGTGCCCTCATCGCCAAACAGTGGTATTGAACCTAACCTGCAATTACGCTTACCGAGTCAAGATGAGATACCGGGTAACATTCTCGTATATTCGGGTCATGATAGGGTGCAAGCATGGCGACACTTATCTTGGGGAATGGGTGGATTGAGCATACCAAGACCCGATGAGCCGGGTGTAATTGAAGCAGGGTTGAGTCCATACTCCACGCAGGGAGAAGCCTCACAGTTTGACACAAACGACATGGTTCTTCACTTTCATCCTGTTCGCATTCTTCACGATACTTTGACCAGCAAATTTGGTTTAGACTTGAACAATACACCCGGTGCCAAACCAAGCGGCACCACACGACTGTTTGCATCTCATAGATTATCAGATCATGTGGAAAGGGGTTCAGTGCTTGATGGTAATGGAGGTTTAGCCGCATACAAATTAGCACACCATCGAATTAGATTTGGTAGGCAGGGGCATTCATTCGTAACCCCAATGACCGTAAGAGGAACGCCTATTTCTATGCGTAGGCAATTGCATCGCTCAAGTGGTTCGGCATATTCACTTATGTTTGAAGCGGAGTCGGAATACAAACACTGGGGCTTTCAATCAGCACACACCAGTCAAAATGCAACAACATATTATCTTGATACATTAGAAGTAAGAAACCAAGTCATGAACGCAGGTTCTTTCTCGGCTGATGGATTACCACACGGTGAAATCAAAAACAATACCATGCCTTTCCACCATCGTGTTTTTACCAGTGCGCCTAAAGATAATTATGACATCTTATTTGCACCCGGCCAAGAGCATACTGCCACCGAAGGTGCTAAGGAACAACAACACTTTGTTCAAGATGTTTTAGGTAAAGAGTTACAGAATTTTGGTGGCTACGGTAATGCCGCCCACAATGCGGCTGTGGCTTTAGATTTAGCAACATCAAGAACCGTAACAAATAGACATAATGCCGGAGAAGAATTTACCTTGAACGGCTTTATATTAAATCAGTATTTACAAATGGGTGGCCGCCCACAGCCTTCTTTACAAAACTTTCAAAGAAAACCCGGTAGCATGTTATTAAACCGATGCACTAACACATATTATGGACACCCTGCTGGTTGGTTACAACCCCGTGTAGGAACGGAGTTAGGAACGGTGCCGCCTCTCATAGCACATGACCCTGATCTTGTCAATGCCTCCGCATCGCCTATTCCAAAAGATAAATCATTATCAGCAGGGTTCGATAGAAACGCTGAACACAATGACTTGGCTTTAGTGAAGGCTGATGGCACTAACTCCGGTGCTACCCCCGATGCTTTCTTATGCACATGGCTTGCGGAGTATAGTCACCCTGCGTTGTTTGGCACAAGCCGTGAACATTACATGACATTCCGGTATAGAAGTGCAGGTATGCCGAAGGGCATCAACACCCCTCCACTACGAGGCTTGATGTTAAGAAATGCTAATGTTGAGGCAGGTGGTAATCAGCAAGAAGGAACACCAAAGGTTGCTATGCCGTTTGAAAGGCTATATGCTTTTCAGTGGTTACAGAATTACGGCTACAACGGACTCCTTGCCGCAGGGCACGGCAGTGTTTTAGGTCAAAGAGCCGCAGGTGCAGTTTTAATGGGGCATGATGGTATCAATGAGGCCGAAGGAACACTTGAATTGCGACCACACTTTTCTTACTACGGTTACACAAGAAGGAAAAGTCGTGGTGAAGGCATAGGCGATGGGTTGAATCCGACCAAAAACATTCTCCGTTCAATCTTAGACCAAGATGTTAGCAACAGTGATGTGTGGAATGAAGTAACATCAGTAAGAAATCCTATGGTTGCTGTTGATTGGAGTCGCAGGTTGCCTGTAAGAGCCTTTGGTTTCCGAAGCGGTAGTGACTCTTTGAACATGCTTGCAGGTAAGCCTAATGTTGATGCCACCAATCAACAAAAGATACAGGCTTCGGGTAGGTTTGACGGAGGAATACATGACACCATGAACAAATTGCCTGTTGGTGACGATTGGCAAACATCAGCATTGAATGATGGAATACATAGAACCGTTCCTATTGGTGTAGTAATGAGCGAACATACTAACGAAGCATTTGATTTACAAGGCTACACAAGGTTGTCTAACGATAAGTGGACTCCAAAGGAAAGAAAGGTCGGTATGGGTAGGACATTAGAAATTGAAAGTTTAGGTATGGTATCTCCCAAAGCGATGCCAGCAGGTATAGTCACTGCGGAAAGAACCAACATCACAGACACAACCGGTGCCAATGCTAAATTCTTACACGCCAAAGTGTTGAATGAGGGTTCCGACCCAATACTTGGTAACGGTAATCAAGCAACATACAAAGGTAACAACCTGCATCTTAACGCACACCCAACCGACCACGCCCAAACAAGCGGAGATTTAGTCCATTACCCAGCCAACAATTGGGGTCGGTCATTAAACATGAAAGACGCTACGGGTGGAACAAGTGCTGAAAGGGGCGTAATGCCGATTCCATTATCCGAGATAGCCGATCACAGACAAGTCCAATCCGACTTATCACCAAGACTTGGTATGGTTGTTGAAACCAATAGTGAAAGGAAAGACAACAAGAATGAAGAATATCTTGTTACCAGCACAAAGGCTGTTTCTTTGCACAGTGATTTGGCGATAGGGCAACATTTCCCATTGACTCCATCCTATGTTACGGAAACCGTCATGTCGAAAAATGCTGGTTCATCAAGACTTAACGCTTCAACCTTTGAAGGAACATACGGCGGTGTAAGTAATGCCAACCTAAGACAAGATTATCCCCAATGGTGTTTGAATAATAAAACCAATTTAGGAAATCCAGTGCAAGGCGACACCGTATCTAATTTTACTGAACACATACAAGACCATTGGGCAGTTAGAGGTTGTGGTGATTTGCCACCGTGGGGTGGTGTATATATCTTGAAACGAGAATGGTTAGAGTATAGAGATAATAAGAATAAAATGCGTTCTGTCACCCCCGTTGGTGATTTGGCTAACATTGACTTCACACAAGCACAGGCATCTGCCACTTTACAACCAGTGCGTAAAGAAGCACACTACATCATGCGTATGGTAAGGCCATTGAAGGTCTTTGGCTGGTCGTCAAGACAAGACGATGCTAATGATTTAGGCCAAGACGGGTGGTTGCTTGGTGGGTTTAGCACACTATCACAATCGGGTAACGCTCATCAACCATTCACCCGTGACAAACGATATGGTATGTTTGAGTTAAACAACAACAAACAAAAAGGTTTCATCGAACCTATCACTGCAATTGATGATAAGTCGCCAGTTATGACATGGCCGGATGGTAATGATAGAGATGAAATTTGGCATTTGATACCGAGCGCAAACATGCTTCAACACTTCAAATCCGATGCCGCAAGGCGTAACCAAAATGGGCAATTGGACACTACAATTGACGCAAGATACTCTCAAAGCACACATCCCGGTGGCGGCCATGTAGTTTCTCAAACGGAAATCAAAACCGGACTCAATTACACAGACCAACATAGAAGGATGCGCCCATATTTGCGAATGGCAAATGATGAGATTGCCGTGACTTCTCAAGCAGATCACACAATGACAACACTCGGCTCAAGGACTACCATTCGGGTTGACGCTGGTAATGTATTGACGGTTGAAGATGCAACAGGATTTCCGACTTCGGGGGCATTAGTAATCATAGGTCTAAGTGGTTCATTACTTTACACTTCAAGGACTGAAACCACTTTTATTATTTCATCATCAACAGGTGACTGTCTTGCTATAAATGACTTATCGGGTAGGGAGGTAATATTTGGAAAGAACCCATCGGCTACCATAAAATCCACAATAGCACACACATATCCAGCAGGTCACTCACTTGTAGTCTTGCCTTCGTTAGTGGATAACGCTATAACAATGGCGGGGTATGAAATAGAAAAGTGGGAGGCTACCAGTCCACTTGATGATACTACACTATCCACCGCAATATCATATCGTGGGATAGGGCACTACGAACCATCCGATTTCACGATGCTAACTCCCCAGCGTTTCGTGCTAAACGATGGAAACAAAGAAGGAACATTGTCTTACATACGCAAACCGGGCACAGGTGGTCTAAGCACCGTATATATTGACGGCAAGGCTCTTTCAACAAATCACTTCTCCCCGTATTTGCTTGATGCCTCAAGAAACCGATGGAGAATATCGGGTGCTGTTGACAACACACTAAAATTCCGTAACCTTACAGAAAATTCACTTGCAGACTCCGGTGTTGCCTTAGACGGATATGTTAGACTCGCACATTACATGAGCGTTGGGGTAAGAACCACCGATGCCGCTTTGTTGTTATTGAAAGATGTCGAAGATACTCTCGATGGTGCCGACTTATTGCCATACGAACCAGTATTGTCACAAAAAATGGATAATCAAATCACCGACCTTATTTTTAACAGCATTTTGTTGTTTGACATTGGAGAATCCCAAGAAGCATACTTGAATGCCCACCCATCATTATATGCTACCATTGAACACAGTAGTGTATTTACAGATCGTGATATGACCGGAGTTGGATTGATGGAGGTTTTGCGCTCACTATCTCAATTCGATGATAGACAATTAGTAATGGATAGCACAGGTATCATACTATACTCAAAGGATGCTTTTGTGGCTAAAGAAAAGCGACTTGGAACAAGTAGCGGTCCTCAAAACATAGAAGTCAGTGCTATGTTGGAAATGGCAAACCATGTAATTGTTGAGGGAGAAAGACTTGCTCAAAATGAAAAGGTGCGTGCGGAAATAAAAGACTTGGAAAAGATAAAGCAAATGGGTGGTAGTGGTAATGAAAATGGGGTTACAAGGACATCCACCAATGTTGTTGCTGGTTTGACATCTAATTCCGTAGCAAAGAAAATGGCTAAGAGAATAATGAATAAAACTGAACAAGGTGCATCGCTGATTAAGGTGGATGGATTAGTAAGTGCCAGCCACATTGAACCCGGTGAAATCATAGCAGTGGACTTCACAAACGAAGGTATCAAAGGCTTGTTCGCAGTGTTTGAAACAACACACGACAGCACCACTGGAATGACATCTATGGTTATTGGTCAATACGAAAAAGGCATTGAAGGCTTACTGGCTGATATTTTGTCGTCATTACAAACTACCAGTGAGAAACCAACGGGTGAATTTAGTGAGCAGGTATCAGTAAGTATGTCGGACACTGTTCGCATACTATCAGCCCAAAGAATCTTGACACGATTTGTTCTCAACAATAGATTATTGATTGGTGGTAGGTGGCGAAACACTGAACAAACAAGCCAGTTGGGTGCTATTGGTGTGAAAGGTGGTCTTACTGGTGTGTTGAAGAATGGTGCTATCAATGCCAACACTACCACCTTTATCACTGTGGATGGTAAAGATCCACGACAGCGTTTCAAAGCGAATGACGGTGTGTATTTGGCTGATGGTCAGTTTGTTGGTGTGGTTGCGAGCAACCCTGTTTCAGCCACACAAATTACGCTCACTGCGAATAACTTAGTAACTATACCCGACAACACCGAATTAAGGGTAAGTTCTAACAGGGCAGACCCATTGGGTCATTCTAAGTCGGTGTTTTACGAGGTGCGATAATGCCAATATTAGATTCAATCAAAGCAAAATTAACAGACCATTTACAGACCCTTGTGAAAAACATGAGTCTTGGAACAACGGGCGGTGAAGCCTCAAGGAGAAACAACGGTGTGGGTAATGTAGCACTAACCAAAACACCAGTTGTTCAGCGTGTTGATGATAGAACCATATCAGTGAATGCACTGTTTGGAACAGACCAAGTATCGGCACAAGCAATCAAAGAAGTAGTTATACACGGTAACACACCATTAGACAACCCAGCGTTTAGGTCGTCTTTCATTCCTATCAGTAAAAATGCTACCAATGAAGTAAGAATAGATGTCGTCATGGAAGTGAGATAATGGGCACAACAGGACTCAATGAAGGACATGAGAAAACAGGAACGGGTGCCACATGGCAATCCGATGGCTTGCGTGATACGGATGTTTTGTCGTCAGCCACCTTGACGAATATGGTTGAGCGTGGTATTACTAATGGAGTAGTGCCAATCAATCTAACAAATTACTCACAAGACAGTGGCGGCACTGATAGAAACAATCCCGTTGTAGGTAATTGTGTGGTGAGGCCAAACAGTGGTGGTGGCACTAACTCTATCTTTGTCGATCAGGGTGTTGCGTGTCTTGACGGATGTTTTTACACTGTTGGTTCAGCAAATGCCTTCAATGTTGATACTGCCGGTTATTACAATTCACGATTCAATGCCGCAGGTATGGTTTTGCCTTCACAAGCAAATCAAGAATGCTGGGTTCTTGTCATAGTTGACCCCGAATTGAATGGAACAAACAACATAGGTTTGGTTTGTGGTGATATTGTGGACACCACCACTGGCGTATATCCACAAATGCCATATTCACACCTTGTCAAACAATCAGTAGTATTGGGCGCACTGCGTGTTGCCTTCGCTAATCCTTTGAATGTAGCCGCCATAGAAGATAAGCGCATGTTCATTCGTGGCGGTCCTATACCCTTGACTAAATTAGTAAATGCTGGCGGCAACCCAACCGACCCGTTGAATGATTACTCCTTAACACCCGCTTTGAACGCTGGAAACTTGCCTGTTAATGGCATGGGTGTTTTCTATACAAGAGATCCGACTGGGCATTCGCCAGCCAATACTCAACCACACGGTGCTGGGCAAACGCACTTGTTTTTCCAATCCGACCAAGCAGTTGGTGTAGGTAACGGTGGCTCTTACCAAATAACGCCTGTTCACCGTATGGAAAAGGAATTGATTACCTTACCAGCCGCACCCGGTGTGTGTGCGCCTTTGTTGTCGTTTGAGCCATTACTATCTCAAGTTAACAATTTGCATTTGATTACAGTGCCCGCACCAAACCCCATGACGGGTCCATTAATTTTGATTGAAGGTGTGCATTACAATGTAGTGGGTAAAACAATAACAACATTACAGCCCATACCACCTGCCGGTGGTCAAGTCGAAGTTACATATACACATGCGGGGTATTGATTTGGACTTAGACCTAATTGGAATGAAGGCGAGAACATATCGTGCGAAGGTGTCACAAATATGCAAATCTTGTGGTTCCGAAGTGTTGGCATTACGCATAAACGGGTTCTATGCAGGTAGTCGTGATAGGATATTTTTATGGGAATGTCCTTCATGCGGTGATATATGGCGGAACGCAAATCCCAAGTTGAAAAGCGTGCCGCAGATGTCGGATGGTCAGTAATCAAAGGTAATTTTAGAGGATATTCAAAGAATACTCTCACAGGCCGTGCTGAACGACAGGCAAAAAGAAGGGCGTGGGGCGTATCACGCAAGAACAAATCCAAGCGAACAGCGAACCGATACAAGAGAAGTAAGACAAGAGGTAGCGGTTCGGGCGCAAGACCTAAGATGCGAAGGCAATTAGGTGCAGGTGGACAAAGGGTGGCGAGAGATAGATGATAGGATATTTGTTTGTAGGCGGAATGATACTGGGTTTTATTGTAACTTGGGTTGCTTATGATGTGGTTGATACCGAAGAATTGAATTTTGTTATCTTTGAGAATGACGCTGAATTACAGGAGATATGCTGGTCGGGTCTTAGGCACACGAAAAAGTGAGGCGTTGGTTTATGAATCGAGATGCGTTCTCCGAAGCGTGGTCGATCATGAAAGGTATTGTATTCAACGGAGTTGAGTATGAGGACATAGACGAATTAGACCCTATGATTGTTGAATCCTTGCGCTTACTCACAGAAGAAGGGAAAGCACTACCACCCCCACCTTTTACGCCCACAGAAGCGCAAAAGAAGGGTTCTATTGGTGTCCGTGAGGGAACACCCCTCATGCCTATGCGTAACGCTGTGTTGGCTGGACAAGATCCTCAACCTATTTTTGACGCTATGAGAGGATTTACCGATTCGGAAAACAACATGCTCACAACCTTCATCAATTGGGAGGGAGGTAAGACCAGCGAAATGCCCAAGTTTCGTGTCATGGCATCTAAGTTAGGTGAATGGGATAGACCCGTTGAGCCTATGGGTGGTAGTGGTTCATTCGTGTTAGGTATGAATCGTGGCACTGGGCTGATTAATGACATGAATCCCGACATTGTGAATATACACACACAGGCCAAAAGAGGCATGGGTGATGTTGTGATTCCTCAAAATCAACAGGAGTTAGACGATAACTTTGCCGAATTGAATCATTTGAGAATGAGGCGTGACATGTATGGAGAGGACATGACCGATGAAGAATTGTTGAGAATGGCTCGTCTATTCGTAGGAAATAACTTAGCAAGTTACCGCACCGATTGGAGAGGCACAGATTGGCAGGGTCGCACCGAGATGAATGAGAAGGGCAAACAAGTGCCTATGAAGAATTTTGAAGGTGATTATCGTGTTCCATATACAGAAGGCCGATACCCCAACCAAAAATTCCGAGATAACAGTCGAGCCACTATGGAACAATTCAACAGATACCACGCACAGGGTTCGTGGGATGGGTTCAGCGAAGATGAACAAAAGCAAGCAAAAAATTTCCGTGCTTTCCCTTACATGAGTCGCAAAATAAATCTTGATGCTTATGCACCACGCTACAAAGGCGTGGACATTACACAGGGTAATGCGTTAGACATCGGTGATTTGTTACGACCCACCGACCTGTTGTATCTAGATCCGCCTTACATATCCCGTGATATGGACTATGGTGCTACGGGCTTACAGCAGTTGGGGAGAACATACGATGATTTCCAGCGTGGTATTTTGCGCTTAGGCAGGGAACATTCCGGACCATCTATACTGTCTAATTACATGTATGCTAAAGATAAGCACCAACCACTGGAAGAATATATCAAAGATGCGATAGACAGTGGCTACACCATATATCCGTGGCTTCGTAAGCCAAAGGCAAACAAATTCCCACAGGTGGAGATGTTCGGGTTGAAAGGACTACAAATGCCGACTACGCTACAACAGCGTCTATTTTGAACGGCTCTTGAAGGTATCAACCCAGCCCTTTAACACACGATCTGCGGCCTCTATACGGTCTTGCTTGAAAAAGTCTTTCGGTGGTGGAGGTTGAGGTTCCATTACAGTCATATTCTTTTTACGACCACAGTTTATGCACCCCGGCCTCTTAGCAATTGACCATTTTCGCTTTTTATTGCATTTTTTCGTGCGGCATTCATACCACTGATAAGGCATACTACTCATCCTCTTGTGCAATTGACCACGAAACACTGGCCGAAGGCCGTTTGCCGGTCTTTGCGTCAAGAAATCTAACATGTCCTTTCTTTTTCACTTTATTGAACAGGTCATAACACATTATGGCATCTTCTATCGCCCATCTTGCCGACTTTATGTGCTGGCCTTTGAACCAAGCACTTGCTTTCCTCATTCGTGTAACAAATTCAACGGGTATGCCACGCACACCGTTCCACCTTGCTAAATCGTATAACTGAAACCGCTTGCCCTCATTTTGAAGGACAGGCGCACTGGCTTCTTTGGTGGCCTTGAGAAGATCGAATGCCTTGCCGTCAAACAGGCTATGCAAATTATGACCAACATATTCATCATCATCAATATTCCATTCCGATAAATCCCTCAAGTCCGTCTTTAGACTCTTTTCGCTCATAGACACATCAGTATAAACAACCGATTTGTTGCCATCCCATGTAGCAATAAGCCAAATATCCGCATCTTTGCGGTAGCCATCTTCATACTCAAAATCAAATAATACAGCCATCCCTCTCATTTCATTTCCCCCACTTGAATGAAACATAGTTGCGGCCACCTTTGCCTTGCTTAACGACTTCAACCTGTCCACCCTTACGCAGTGCGTTATATCTTCGCTGTGCTGTAATATCAGCAACCGATTGCTGTGCCGCATATACCTTGAGAAGATCGGATTGCATGACTCTCTCCACGCCATCAGCCTCATTGACATACTTTTGACACTGACGGAATGCGGCCATCCATGACGCACGCTCGGCACTAACCTTCTTTCTATCCTTAGCCGACTCCTTTTGTTCAAGCCAAATAGTTAGATTGTGTAGGTTGTCGAAGATAATCTCGCTTGCCATCATCACATGATCTTCAGTGATTTGTGATGAACGCATGAGAACCGCAATCAAGTTGGAGAAAATCATAGTGTAGTTTTCTATGTTAGGCAAGAATGACAGTGCTGTTTCACGGACATTCTCACTGGCTATGTTATTGACCAAACCATAGTAATCGTCAACAGCGTTGAGTATCGCTGGGTGGTAGCCCGATGATACCGTGAATATGTCGTGTGCGTGCCTCATGGCGGCTTGCTCACGCTCTCCATCCTCCATCTGTGCCCATACATCTTCACGGCTTATACGGCGTTCTTCTAACTCGCCTTCTTCGTTTCTAATCTCCACAGTTTGCCACGAAAGACCCATAGCATCAAACAGGCGTTCTCTTACATCACCAACACACGCATTGAGATATTCGGCCAAATTGCCGTAGTCCATGATTTCCTCACGCACACGGACATAAGCACCACCCACACGGTGTTCGCTGGTAGTTTGTCGCTGTTCACTGGATATGTCATTTTGGAATAAGAATACACGCTGAAAGAAACCTTTGTCCAGCACATGCGCCATGATGTCTTTAGGTGGGAATGTTGTCATCCACAATGAAACACCCGATGGTGTTCTTACATCGCCACCCACAAGGTGCTTAACCAATACATTGGTTCGTGAACCCAAAGGTGCCATCGCTTGTTGAAGGTAAAGGATCTTATCGGAGAAGTGTGCCTTTGAATCATTGAGCAGTATAGAAGCCTCATCGAATAGAAGCGTCTTGTAGCCGTTCAGCAAACCCGGCACAGTGATGTGATTGACTTCACCTGTTGGGCGGCCATTCTCATCAACAACGGGTGTTTGCTGGACTGTTCCTATGAGTTTAGCATCCGAACCTGCGGTGAAAGTATCGCTCTCAATACCGCAAGCATCTAACAACCTGTCCGTAAATTCCCATGCAATTGATTTACCAGTCCTTGATTGTTGAATCCAATAGATATGCACCCTGCAATCAATGAAAGTGCCGTGTATGGGTATTCTCATGTATGGGGCACACAATTGACCCATGACGAAAAAGAAGGACAACAGGCCAGCGTATTCGTTGAAAAACGATACAGTATTGAAACGCTCAATATATCCACGAATAAACCTTGAACCTTCGTTTTCACTTGCTACGACTTGGTAATCATCCCACTGTCTTTGTTGCGCCATTATATCATTCATGTCGCTATTAACTGATATTCCCATCTCACTACCTCCGTTGGACTTTGCCCTATTTGACTCTCATATATCAACGCTTAGGCGTTGGTGATTTTTACCTTCTCCTTTGACACAGCCGACTCACTATTTAGAGCATTTACAATTGCTTTAGCACGGATTTTTCCTATGCCTTCAAGAGCCATCAATTCCTTTGCATTGGCACCAGCGATCTCGGTAATCGAACCAAACTCTTTGAGCAACCGCTTTGCTATCGCTTCACTACAACCCAGTGCCCTTAGTCCATCAATGCGTATGTCCTCGCTTGATGTGCGCCTCATTGTTCTGTATGTGGATATACTACCCAGTGTGCCGTCTTTAGCACAACGCTGAACAATCCAATAGGCGGCTGTGGAGGGCGTAGGAAAGTGCATGATGGTCATATCATAGTCCACATCAAGCCTCGCAAGCGAACCCACAAATTGAGCCTGTATGCGTGCGTATGGTGTTCTATTACCACGCTTCTTCAAACGGGCTATGTAAGCGTCTAACTTACCGTGAATGACCAGTATCATGTGGTTGTAGTTTTCATCCATGCTCGCTAATTGACTGGCAAGGTGCCCGCCTTGTAGCGAGGAAAAATAATCATCTATGCTTTTGGCCTCAATGCCAATTTGCCCGTATGAGTAATCAGTGATAAGATTTTGATTTACTTCCCACTTGATACCGGCTTTGTCGGCCTTATCTTTCACTGCCTGTTCAAGACCCGACCGTTCACGGTTGTCAATGTATAGTATCTTACTCATCCTTTATCTCCCCTGCTTTGTGGTTAATGATGAGTTCCTCTTTCTTAGCCCTGTTTAACAAGTCTGTGACAAGCATAGCGAATCTTGGGTCGCCAGTTATGGCAACCGATTGACGCTCTTGGCAAATATCAAATGCACCCGGCATTTCTTCGCTTTCACGAAAACCAAATGGTGGTTCTTCATAACCGAAATCCGACCATGTAAATTCTTGCTTCATGGCGGTTATTTCTTCGTTTTCTTCATCAGCCTTCTTCATCTTTGCTTGCAGTGCCGCTATCTTTTCAGCACGGATCTTCTCTATATCTTCGCTCATTCTTCTTCACCAACCCTTTTGGTTCTCCCAAACATACAATCAGCACATTTACGGAATCCGCTTAATGCTATTTTCTTACAGTCCTTCTTCACACAAAATCTCGCTGTTAATCTCGCCATAATTTTCACCTGTTTTCTAACATCCAATTAGAATTTGAAATTGAATATTCCAATTGAAAAATCGAATTTCCAATTGAAAAATTCACTGTCCACCACTCCTGTCATAAAACGGACATCTCCCAATACAATACCCCTTCTCATAGAGGGTGCGACAAGAGGGTGTGATGTATGCCCTGTTGACGCTGTGTTCAATGTAGCCCCGTGTAGTTTCCTCATTGTAGTCCGACCATTGTAAGTCGGCTATGAAAGATGCGATTGTATTCTTGATACTGGACTTGGTGATTGGTGATGAAGAAGGGGGTCGTGCAAATGAGCGTAGTCTGTCTTGAAGATACTGAACCAAATACACCCTTGCTTCATGGGTAGGGTTGCTACCCTTTTCACAAGCGGCTGATGCCAAGCAAGGTAACACCGTCATTTTACCAACACGCTTCATGTCAACATCAACCTTTTCAGCCGCAAATGGCTGGTTAGGATCTCGCTTTTTGACTTTCATGACCATGCCTTGTTTGCCATACATAATCATGCCACCTTGAGGCTCTTGTGCTTGTTTCAACACATACTCCCAACCTTTCTCTATGTCTTGTGTCGAAAGAGGCATACCCCAAAGACCACGCTTGAAATTGTATGTGTTAGGAATGCGAATATGGCGGTCGGGGCGGAAAGAAACAACGGGGTCAAGCGTGGTCAAATCCCATGTTTTGACCCACTTCTCAATCAATTTACGGCCACTAAATAAGAAGTCACCCAATTCAGCCGGTGTGGGTTCGTATGTTTTGTCAAGGCTAACCCAAATGTGAACACCGCCCCCAGTGAAAAACATAGCGTGTCGCCAGTCGTTTGACACAAGATGCTGGTGCAAAGCATAGACTTGCTTGAAACACTGATTACCCGCTTGCTTTGCCGTTGTATTTTCATTCAGTGCCCGTTCATAGTCAAAGTCCATGACAAAGTGTGGTATCACAGCAGTGTTGTATTCCCCTCTATGACCATTCGGCTTCAATTGTCTAAAGCCATACACAGTAGTGGTTAGGTTGTCAGCACCGTTTGTTGCTGTTACATAGTGTTGTAATTCATCCATCGAATGAACCACCTTACGCTTACGCATGTCTATCTCACGGGGAAAGTGTCTAAACATGTGCGCCATCGTATCACCACCAATCATCAAATGTCTTTTGTGTTGCAGACAAACCAGTGATAGATTCTATCCTCTTTGGTATTATCTTTGCATATTCTTCGTTTAACTCGCACAATATCGCCTTTCTCCCATGCTTTAGCGCAACCGCCCCAGTGGTTCCCGAACCACCAAACGGATCTAACACAACACCACCCTTTGGACAGCCAGCCAACACACATGGCTCAATCAATTCCGGAGGGAATACTGCGAAATGCGCCCCGTTAAACGGCTTAGGAGAAACCCACCATACACTTCTCTTATTCTTTGTAGTGTATGATTTCTCTAATCCGGTGTGAGGTTGTAAGCCCGTGCCTTCATTGTGGTATTTGCCGTTTGTGCGGTTCCTTGTGCCCCAATCCTGTTTTACGGGTTCTTTTATGGCATCTATGTCATAGTAATATCGGGGTGATTTAGTTAGTAAGAATACATATTCATGCGATTTAGTGCATCGGTCTTTTACTGATTCGGGCATACAATTAGGCTTTGCCCAAATGATGTCTTGCCTTAGCCACCAACCATCACGCTGTAAAGCAAAGGCAACAAGCCACGGTATGCCTATCAGATCTTTATCCTTCAAGTAATCATGATGCTTAACGCAAGCACGCTTGCCATCTTGTAATGCCCCTAACTTAGCGTCATTTCTTTTGCCACCAGCAAGTGTTTGTTCTTTTGTGGAGTATCTTGCTTTACCACTGGCATAACTATCTCCAAGATTGAGCCATAGCGTGCCATCATCACGCAAGACACGCCTCACTTCACGGAACACTTCGACCATATTAGCCACAAATTCTTCGGGTGTCTTTTCCATACCTAACTGTTTTTCATGGCCGTAATCACGCAACCCCCAGTATGGTGGGCTGGTGATACAAGTTTGCACGCTTTTGTCCGGTAATGATTTCATGCTTTCAACACAATCACCAACCATGATGTCAATGTGTTTTCCATGCGTGAAGTCCTTGTCCGTGCTTCGTGTCATATTACTCATCCCCTAAGTGCTGGTGATAGCGTGGGCAAAATTCTTTCAATCCACACCACGGATCGCATATCATATACTGGGCACCCGATGGTAGCAAAGGAAACATGCTAATATCATCATCACCTTTGTATTTCCTGTGCGTGCGGATTAGATTCTGTATGTCGCCCAACATTTCACCTATCTCTTTTGCCCGAACAGCCTCAACATAACGGAACATTTCAGCATCAAATGTATCGGTATTCTTGACACCTTTGGTGTGATCCCAACCCCAATGTGTAATTGTATTGGTAGGGTCGGACTTTCTTAGTAACCATACATAGAAAGCCATTTCCTTTCTCATGTTGGTAAATTTATTTGCACTGTCTTTCCATGCCCCAGTTTTTAATTCGTGTATATGTAATGACCCATCGGGATTAGTGAATATCCTATCTATGATACCGGTGAAATGCACCCTTTGTGATATACCATCCACTTCTATTTCATGCACATGGTCAATCACCAATTCATTACCGGTAGGCAAAAAGTGTTGTGGGTCGCTTGCGTTGAAACGCTGAATCTCTTTCTCTAAGAATCTATCAATATGCAAATCTTCTCCTAAGAAAAAATTGTCTTGAGCCGAGCGTATCTCACTGGAATGTGGAATACAATCACGAAAGTATCTTTCAAGATCGTGTTCTTCGCTTGCCTTGTCAACATCAACACGCTGGTAAAACAATTCAACACTGTCGTGGACATTTGTTCCTCGTAGCATATTGTCATTCTGTGGCTCTTTCATACCAAGAACCCTGTTGATTGCGTATTGTTGCTTACAGAAGGTAAAGTCGCTCACCGATGATTTACTTGCACGGAGAATAACATTGTCCGGCATATCGGGGTGCCAGTTGTAACATGAGAATAAATTGTCATGGTCGGGCACGGGATATGGTCGGGGTTCTCTATATGTTATCATGTCACCACCACTCCTGTGGTTTAGCACCATCGGCTGACGGCAAACGCCAACCCATCGCCTCAAAGATAAGGGAAACGGGTGCTATAATTTGCTTTTCTATCACAGTGGTGAAATCTATGTCTAATTTGCTCAATTCTTCATCGGTCTTGAACGCTTCAATCCCTTTTGTAGTATATACATGAGGAACACCATCGCCTTTGTCAAAGCGATTGTTGGGGTTCAAGCGGTTGTATTTCTTAGCCGCCCCTTGAAAGCCACCGTTCTGTGAATATGATTCGGCTTTCTCACCTAAGCGAGAACGCATAACAAGATCCTTGCGGTTCATATTTCGGACATCAGCGATTGCATCATTGACCAGTCTTTGTATGTATGACTCATCGGCATTGTCTTTGCACATAGCCTCAAAGGCATTTTCTTGTATTGTTTTTGTTATCTGTGCCGCATTTGACTTCTTCATCTCAAAGCCTGTGCAGTGTAGTCCTTCTTTCGGCCAAGTGACCCAGCCAAAATTTCTATTCTTCTTAGCCGCTACCCACGCCCTCATGTGCTTCTCATACTCGACAACAAACCTATCGGAGTCAAACTCCTTCTGTATGGTTTGTGTCAAAGCATCAGCGATATTCTCACCATCGTTATCTCCGATTTGTATGTATGCGCTGTCGGTGTGCCCAGCCAACGGCTCAAAGCCCATGTCCTCGCATATCTCCATCAAGCGTGATGTCAATTGGCGACCGACATAGGTAATGGTTGATGCCACAGTCTTGTGCGACTCACCGTGCCCAGTATGACCCATCAAACCATATACGCTGGCGGCGGCACGCTTGAAGGCTAATTGTAGTGTGTTGAAACCGGCATACTCCGATGATTCCGGTGCATGTTTTTTCATCTCCGCTTTGGCGGCATTCCTCGCATCGGCAAGATCCATTTGCAGTTGGGGCAATACCCCACGCTCACCTTGATACCAATAAGTGCCATTACCCAATTCACGGATTCCATCTCCTGTGCTAAAGCGTATGGTTTCGGGGCTGATGTTGTTACCACGCTGTATTTCAGCATACATGGCTCGGAAATCGAAACATGCTACATCATAGAAACGCCCAGTCTTTGGGTGCGGAACAAAGCCACCACCGTATGAATCACCAACGCCCTTCTTGTATGTTCCAGTGGGTGCCGCCCATGTAGCACGCCTTCGTAATAACCCTCTTGCGAATTTACTGACAGTAAATACCGATGAAAAAGAAACACCGCATACTCGCTGTAATGCCATGAAGAAGCGTGCAACATGATATTCTCTATCCAGTCTGTCTGTTAGTAAAACATCGGCACGATGATATTTCAAGAAATCCTCAAAATGATTAAGCCAAAGGTCGTGATGTGTTATGCCGTTGGTATCTATTTTCCACAATTCGGGATTGTTAGGAAACGCCTCTTTACCAACAGCACCTAATCGTCTATCGGATAACTGGCCGTTGCCACTATCTTTCCATACACGCTCAAAACCATGATTCCGATCCGCTAAGTCTAAAACCATGCGACCGAGTATGATTTGGCTACCGTCATTGTAGCGACCATCTCTCGGCAAGTGCATCATTGGTGGCGAAGCACTGACCCCAGCCAACGGTGAAATCCAGTCTAAACCGATGTCATGGTGTTTGTATCTTTCGTATATCTTAGGCCAGTCGGCACGGTTTCCCGACCATGTAGTAATCATGTCGGGGTCTAATTCCTCAAACGCTTGTGCAAATGACTCAAGCATATCCTTCTCGGAACGGAAAAACAGACAATTGAGAAAACCCTCATAGGTTGGATGCCAAGACCACTGCTGAACAACCCCACCGTCTGTGGTATAGCCCATAGCAGTAATCTCACCGTCTTTATTCCATTCTAAGTCAAGTCCACCAGCACGAACCATGTTCGGAAACCAGTCGGGGAAATCTTCGGGCGCGATCTCATCTATCAAATACCGGTCGGCATAACCAATGTCTGCCTCCCATGTTTCATCACAAACATCTCGCATTTGCTTCATCGCACTCAAGTCGGGTGCAATCACCTGTATCAGTTTCCTCCCTTCGGGATATTCCTTTGTGGGTAGCGAATTTGCCTCAACAGCACCAACATACCAACCATCAAATCTTTCATCAAACACTTGGGTGATATGTGCCATATCACTGTCGGCTGAAATGAAGAAGTAAGGATAGTATTTATCCACAACCTTCTCCATCACCTTTCCGTCTTGGTTGCGGAAACGAATGTGGATTGAAGGACAATCATGATCTTCAGTAGCGTATGTTGTTACAATCAAAATTACTCCCCGCTTTCCTCTTGGCGGGGTGCGATGATAGCGGTGGTGGACATGATACTGTCTAACTCATGTATCATAAGCAAAGGTGTATTATTGCCACCGTGCAAATGGATTACCCCAGTCTTAGGCATAGCCCTAAGAGCATCCATTAGCCACTTTCCAAACCACATTACTGTGTCGTTTAACACAGTGTGTGGAGGTTCGGGTTCAAGTTTAGCGTTCATGCGAATAGAATCACGCTGAACACCAAGATTAAGTGTATTGTCGCTCTCAACCGATAGGCAAAACAATGCACCATTCTGTATTGTTTTACCGGTCGTTTGTAAAGCGGAGAAGTCCGAAGCCATAAAAGACATACTAAAGTCAAACGGTATGTTTTCATTACCAAATGTCTTGTATTCTGTGTCGGCTGATAGAGAAATTTGTTTTTGGATTACTGATACACCAGCCTGTGATGTTGCGTTTTGGATTGTCGGCATTTTGAAATCTTGACTGTTACCAACCACCCTTAACACACCTTTGTCGTCTAAGGAGATCTTAACCAATTCACCACCATTACCACATTCTTCAACAAGTGCGGCAAAGGTGGACAATTGACCCAGTGCTATGTCACCAGCAGTGTGGCATTCCTCATCATTACGGTATGAAAACCAGCGTGAAACAAAGTATGCTTTATCCATTGTTCCAGCCGCACGGATTCCGTTTTCAGTGATACTGATAACCAAATCATCCATGCCCTTGAAACCATTTAGAAAATGCTTGATTGTGTGTTGATGTAAAGTTACAGCAACCACCATCATTCATCACCCCTTACAACATTGAAATCGCCAGTCTTGAGTCCTTGCCAGCCGTGCCAAACACCACCGTCTTGGTTGCGCTCAAACAACAGGACACGACCACTGGCTTGCAGTGAAGTCCTGTCGGCAACAATAACAGCGTAGCCACGCACTACACCAGTCAATTCACCTTGCTCGTTCCTTTCTTCTTCTAACTCGGTATGGATAACCTGTTGAAGATGTCCTTCGGTATCTTTGAGCCACTTTGGTGAATGCTGTCCAGCCAATTCATTACCCGATGAATCGTATGCTGGCTTCATGTGTGTAATGACATAACAGTGAACACCACCACGACATAACTCACGGAGAGCAACCATAGCGGTTTGGTATCGTGTAGCACGGATGTTCCAGTTGAAGCGACCGATCTGTGTAGTAGCCTTCTTGCTTGATACAGCAATACCATCAACACCCAAATCCAAATCATCCACCTTCATACAGGTTTCAGTGATATGTAGCCAATGGTCGGCACCATCGAACACGACTGTCTTTAGATACGGATTGGGCATCTTACCATGTTCAGCGTAGTATTCATTCTGTGCTTGCATTTGAGCCTGTGCTGTCTTTAGTATGTCAATAGTCTGTTGGAATGTGGCTGGGAAATCGTAAGGCACACGGCTTTGTCCGTAGTTGAAAACCCACGGATTAAGCACCACAAGGTTATCCATCTTATCTTGATGGTGAGCCGCCTTTGTGGTTTCTCCGCCTAAATCAAAATCAATGTGCCATATTTCAGCACCGTTTTGGACTTCTTGTTCTGTGAGGCTGTCAAGAACCATACCAGTTTTACCAGTCTTAGGCATACCAGCGATACCACACATAACATAGGTTTGGATTGGAATGCTGTTTCTCGCCTGTCTAATCATGTTAGCAATAGAAGAATTGACACGCTCAAGGTGAGAGTCGCCTTTGGCCTTCGGTGAAGGTTTAGCCTTTGCAGGTGGCTGGGGCATAGGTTCCTCAACAGGTTCTTCCGGTTCGTGTTCAAGCACTGGTGGTGCATCATCAACCAACGCCTCAATAGGCATCGCTTCTTCTTTCTTGGGCGCAGGTTTAGCCTTTGGCTTCGCCTTAGCCTTCTTGTTGCCACCAGCCTCTTTGGTTGGTGGTTCGTAGTTGCCCTTCTTTTCTTTGAATCCGTCTAAAAATCCTGTTCCCATTATTCATCACCCCCGACACCGAAGCCACTTAGGTTGCCGAGATCGTTGCTGTCCTCGCTTGGCTTGCGTGCTGGAATAGATTTGTGAGGGATAGCATAGATACCCTGTGCTTGAATGCTGACTACCTCATCCCCGTCTTGGTTCATGTATGAATCAGTGCGGCCAACAACCCAAATCCTTGAGCCTTTGGCGAATGGCATCCATTCTCCACCTTTCAACACAGATAGCCCATTGTGATTCTCCTTGAGTAATCCACCGACTTTGATACCGATGCGAGCGTTTGGATTTTCTCGCCTTAGAACCTGTGTGCTGATAGATAAGTAATAGTCACGGCCTGTTGGATCCCATTCGGTTTCACGGCCTTCATGGTTGATGTCCATGACACCGCCCACAACACATACCAAAGCACCGTCATATCGCTGAACACCATTACGGTCAACATAGGACTCCCTTCGGTTGTCTAAGTGGTGTTGTAGTAAATCCTTGACATTCACAGCGCATTCACCAGTGGTAGTAAGATACTGGTCGGGCTGGAATAATTTTTCACAGGTTTCACGCTTCTTACCTTCGGGAACCCAGTCAAGGCCGTATTCAGCATTTGGTGATGAAACAGTGAGAGTAGCACCGCTACCTTTCCAACCTTCTTCATCGAATTTACCTTTGATAGTCACAGGTGCCCACAGTTTCCAATCATGCTTTGCGGCCTCAAATGCACCTTCAACAGCGATGGTGATCGGACCTTCTTCAAGGAATTTGTCTTTGAAGTTGCCATGAAACGCCCATACAGATTTTAGTGCTGATGCACGCTGTGGAGTATTGTCCGGCTTGAGCATACAGATAGATAGTTTCTCATTGAGAGGGATAACCCAGTCCGGTGTTGTGTCGGATGCCACAGTGGAAACGAAGGTTCCCGCACTGTGTTCAGCACGCCAAACACCATCAGCAGTAAAGGCACGACCTATACCGGTCTTGTTGCCATTGTAAGTGAAACCGTTATTGATAGCACCCGATAAATCAGCAGTGGCTATGTCAATAGCCATTTCACGCTTTCTTTTCATCAAGTCAATTCTTCTATCAAAACCAATGAATGCACCGACCCATTCCTCACCGGAACCGCCGCCACCGCCTGTCGGGCGGTTTGCACAAACGAACATATCAGCAAAGTCATTGTAATCATCATCATCAAGACCATCAACCGTTTTACCGACCATATCCCACATATCGGGGAAAGTTTCGTTCATCCACGAACCAAAGGATGCCTGTGCTTCTTCAACACTGATACCCAATATCTTGCTCGCTTCTTCAATACATTCGTTACCTATTTCTCTATTTTCGCTCATTTCAAAAACCTCTTTGTCTGTAATCCCCCACCATTGATTGGAGGAATAGGACATCGCTCGATAGCCAGTCGGAGGATCTTGCCGCCCACTGACCCAGTATCATAAGGTGCTTGAGGGCAACCGCTTGCCCCACATCACCTTCGTTGTAATGATGGATAATCGCATCGTGCATACCATCAATAATATCATCACGGGAATAACCTCGCTGTATTACTAAATCGCTTGATAATTCAATCAATTCACCAGCACCAGCCATAGCCGAGTAAAGACTTCTAATTCCGTCTGTATCTTTCTCCACGCTTCGACTCAAAGCATCAGCGTCTTTTGGATTAAGAGTTTGGAGAAGTTTCAAACAGGCACGCATATCACCTTTGTATTTCTTCACCAATTGTGGAACGGAGTCAAGCCATTCTTGGGGCAAGTCCTCTTGTTCTATGATACGCAAGATGAAACCTTCGGCATCATCACCGTTCAAGGGAGTAAAATTGTATGCAGGTAGCCTTGACCTCAAGGCTGGGATAATGCGACCTATACGGTTACACGCCAATATCCAAAGGACATGTGTGCCCGTTGACTCAATAATTTCTCTAAGTGCATCTTGAGCATCGTTAGTCAATCCATCGGCTTCATCAAGGAATATAATCTTGAAGTCATGTCCAACGGCTCGCTGTTCAGCAAGAGGCTTCAACCTATTGCGAATGAATTGTATTCCTCTATCATCGGAGGCATTGAATGGATGGAAATTCTGCGAGAATGAATCCCCCAATAGATCCATACCTATGGCTCTTGCACCACTGGATTTACCAGTGCCGCTTGACCCAAAGAAGATAACACCACCACAACGCAAGTTGTGTTTGTTTTGTTCATAGACAACCCAGTTAGGAACATCAAGTTTCAATTCCTCAAGCCCAACCATGTCGGAAAGTTTGTCGGGTCTGTGGGTTATCCATAACTGTGTCATAGTATCATCTCTCGCAGGGTATAGGGCAACAGGGGGTTGGGTATAAAAGATTCGGTGTCATTGTTTTGACCCCCAATCCCCGTCAAACAGGCTTGCAGTGTCCTGTTCATCTTGAAAATTTAAGACCGTTGGTTTATCATGGATGATGTGTTGGTAATCGCTGTCTTTCAACAGTGAAACGACAGCCCGAACATTCTCTATTCTCCCAGTAATTGGCTCAAACCACTCACCTTCGGTTGGCCGCAACCCAAACACTTTCAGCAGGTGCTTTGGCACAGCCTTCTGTTTGTCGGGGAATATTACTTTACCACGACCCAGCCCATCGCTTGAAAGTGCCAGTATAGTGAATAAGATCTTGGGGTCAACACGAAGTGTCAATTCCCTTGCCACGAATTGTATTACTGGATTGTTTGGGATTGTGCAATTCATGGTATCGAGTATCATGCGCTCACTTGATTGTGTTTTCAATAGCATGTTGGCAACCTCTAACCTATCCCAGTTTGTCATGAATTGACGCATAGTGTAAAACAAGCCATGCTTTCTTTCTTCAAATATAATGTCCACAGAATTAGGGCACACGGAGAACCAGTCGTTTGTGCCCAATGACTCATCTTCAAACAGATTCATTTTCCAACCTCCCTAAGATGTCAAGCACATCGGCATGAGTTTTCAAAGGTTTCTCATCCCAAAGTTTCCAATTAACTACGCTTTCATAGCCTTCGGGATCTTTAGTGAAGTCTTTGAACGGCTTTACCAAACGCAAAAGCCTCGTTAAGTGTTCGGGTTTAGTATAGCGTTGCTGGACTGGTAATCCTTGCGACTTGAGCAATTTACTCACCTTAGCCGGTATCGTTTTTCTCCCCATGATGTCGCATTCGGGTCTTATTTGGTAGCCGGTTTGGTTCCTTGTGGTCAAGCGTGAGGCAATTCTAAACCTCGCATTTGTAGCCAAATACAACAAAGCGATGTCATTTTCATTCATCAACATCACCCACCAAATACTCAATATCCTCAACCGCAACAACATCGGATATACCCATGCTTGGTGCTAAATCGGTGATAATACCTTGAAGGTGTATTCCTCGCTCATCATAGTCTGCTGTATGGACTTCGACCTCAACAAAGGTAGCACCTTTCATATCCACCCGTGTGCCTTCGGCGGCTGTGGATTTTTCAGTCAAACGGAATAGACGCTTTTGCACATCCGGTTCGGCTGTAATTGTTCCGACCTCATAGTAGCCATCGATCCCATCACGGGCACCAATACGCCAGCCAGTCAATGCAAGACCTTTGGCTGGCTCATGCCTCCACACACCACCTAACACACGGAATACCTCTCCCCTGTGTTTTGTGCTGAACAATACAGTTTCATTGGGCGAAGTAGTGAAGGTAGTGCTTGCCTCAAGATTGTGTAAGAAAACAACACCATTCTTGGGTGCGGCACCTATTACTTGCTTCATGTTATCAACACGCTCTATTTCTTTGAGTAATAAATCCGAAACAGTTTCCTCAAGCCATTCCCTTCTTGCATTGTAGTCTTTGTCGAATATTTCAGTGTCCACTACATGTAAAGCATCACAGACCTTCAACGGGAAATCGTCTTGTGGTGTGTGTTCAACGATGTATATTCCGTTTGGTAAGCACGCTGTCAATTGTGTAGTATCTATGTCATCGGTTTCTATTTCTTCACCGTGCGGATCGTATGTTAAACAATAGAATGTTGGGTGTGTATGTAGCGTCAGTCGTTCACCACGAATAACCTCCATAGCCATCTTAGAGAATGGCTTTTCCATATCAGTATGCCTTCTTGGTAGTGGCAACAACATGCGCTCGCCAATAGTTGGAACCCCAACCAGTTTATCCTCATTAGCCCTAAATGACAATTCCTTTAGCGTAGTGAACATGGATTCCCGCTTCAACCTTTCAGCCGGTATATCGTGGTGTTTAGCCAGTGCGTGAATAATATCACGCCTCTTGAAAGGGTTGGCGGTTCGTGTCAAACGAAGGATAAACCAGTAAGCGTCTTTAGGTTCGCTACGCTTGAGAACCACACGCATAGCAAACGCACGAATGCGGTTGTCGGTTTCATCAAGTATGTCTTGCATCCTTTGATATGCGAAACCAAATGTCATTCTCGTTTCCTTATCCTTTGGCGCAAGGTTCGACATCAAATCAATGATGTCGGGATCGTCTTGACATTCTTCGGGGTAAAGGTCGGTGAGATGATAAAATATCTCACGCAAATCCTCATCGGTCAATTTCCTGTCAATGCGACTATCCTCGTAAAAGAAGTCTATCAGTTGTGGTATATCACGGGGCGAAAGAGCAAACGCTGATTCCGCTACAACCGCAGGTCGCCTAACACCATTGTATGCTTGGCGACAGCAAGCGGAGATGTGGCGGAAATTAACGCTCATGCTCATTCCTCGCTATCCGGTAAAATACTGGCAAGATGTTCGGCCAGTGGTGGTAAATATGTGAAGTGTTTTCTTAGTGATTCCTCGTCATAATTGTTGATAAAATCAAACTTATACTTGACAGCATTTTCTTTGTATAACGAACCATCTTCATACTCTAAGCGAAAGACACGAACACCACGATTGCCAATACATACAGTGTTAGCCCCCACCATTCGTGCTACATCACCAGTGTGATTGTTCACCCATCGTGCGCCTATTTCAAATCCATCTTCGTCAATACCCAGCATTATATCACCAATCCCATGTTATGAGTCGAAACAGTAAATCCAGCCATTCTCTAATCATTATTATCACTCTCATCGAAATATGCAGGATCGACTATCTTATCTTTCCATGCGCTAACGAAATCATCCCATGCGGCTACATCGGGGTATTCCTGTAATATCTCATAGCGGTATGCCCATACCCAACGCCTGTTATCTCGCCTACGGTCAAGTGGTAATACCTCTATGCCTTTACCCCACAAATCCTTTGTGGCACGCTTGATGGCTTTGATACCAACACGATTACCCGATAGTTTAGCACAAATATACAGGCAATCAACCAACAAAGGCTTCGGGGCACGACCAACACGGCCAACCGCTTTCAACCAAATACTGTGTGCTGTGTCACAAACTACCAACCATGTTTCATCTTCGGGGTCGGCCAATCTCCAACCTTCGCTCTCAATCAAATGATTAGCAAGATCTAAAAGGTCGTCATAATAACCATCAAACCATGCTTTAGTGAACGCTGTTGTTTTCATTCTTTGGCCTCCAATTTGTTAGATACTGGCTTCATCTTTTTGTCCGTCTTATCAAACAATTCGGACATGTTTTCCTCGCTTAGTAATTTATTGAGCATGTCACGCAATTCCAGTGCTTCATCTTCTGTAAGATAAAATCCCTTCTTTGTGTAACCGACATGGCCTGTCCTGTTTGGTGCAACACGATAGACTCTAATGTTCATTATGCGGCTATCGTGGGCATCTTGTGTCAAGACATGGACTTCTTCACCAGCACTGAAAGATGTTTCAATCTTACCATGCAAGGCTTGATTGTAACGATTATCGGACACTATCTCGCCTCCATTTATTCATCCTTCGGACTAACTGATCTTGGCCGAAATACATAGTGGGATATTTTTCCGTCAATTTATCATGCAATTCCTCAACCGCTTTGGCGGCTTCAACCATAATAGCATGGACATCAATTGCTTGAGATATTCTATCATCACTGGAAAATGCTTCATCTATGGCATCTTCAATGTCTTTCCCCACCTTATCACAAACAGCCGTGTTTAATTTACGCTCTATTTGTTCTTCGTGGGTAGTGACTTCAAGCCCAGCGAGTCTTTTGTCTATTAACTCCATCCATTTTACCATACGCTCATTCTCACCTTCTAACGAATTGATACGCTTTTGAAGCATCTTAATGCGGGCATAGTAAATGTTGGTTTCTTGTGGTGAATCACTCATGAGCGACCCTCCGTTAGTATTTCTTCAATCCAGTCGCACCATTCTTCATCGCTAAAGTCAGATCTGTCTAAGGTTTCTCCTGTGGACTCATATAATCCTAATTGCCTATATGCTTCGTTTTGTGCGTCAAGAACCTCTTGAACAGTCCAACCAACACTGAAAGAATCATCATCATCATCATTCTTATTCCACGCCAGTTTTTCACCATTGAAATCTTCATGCGCCTTTTCTTTTTCGTGAATGTAAGACATTATTTCCTCATCATCGTGTATAAATTGTAGTTTAGCAATTACTTCTTGAAGGTTCATTCGACCCCCTCCATTTGTCCAAATACATCAATAAAAGAAGGCGGATTGCCCGATGCGACCACATCGGGGCTTGCCTCCACTGTTTGTGCCGAAACATCAGCCGAACCCCCGTTGGCCGGAATCGGCAATAGCACATCAGCAGGGGATGGGATGTCTGCCGTGTCGGTTTGTGCTACTGGTGGAGTGGAGTAATCCATAGGAATAGGCACAACAGCCATGCTGGTGTGTGTAGCACCGTTGGTAGTGCCCACGAATGATGTCTTTAATTCAGCCATCCATTCGGCCACTTCAACAGCGTGCTTTAGTGGCGGTGCCGCATCTTTGTTGAATTTGAATTTACCATTGTCAACGGTCATACCCGACTTCAATGCTTCTTTGACTTCGGTAAGTGCTTTGTCAGCAACCTTACCGTTTAGCATACCAATCATCTTGTCAAGCAAGATCTCGGCTACCAATGTGGGCGGAACATTACCAGTCTTGACTTTATCCGACAATCCGACATCGTTAGCATAGCCATGCCCCCTCGTCTTATTGTTCTCGTCACATGGTTGAAGGGTAACGAACATTACATTTGGTATTTCGACATCAACCACTGGGTTAGCGACAGCATTGGGTCGGCCATCATTCTCTTTGCGCTCATCAGCGTCAAGTAATTTACCGTTCCTTTTCAGCCATTCAGCCTCAAGACATGTGCCAAAATCACGCAAGGTTGCCCCAACGCCAGTCAATGACTCTATTTGCTCATCGTTTAATCCTTCAACAAATTCTGTAAATCTTTTCTTACTCATGCCTCTCCCCCCAGTATCATGAAAAGATCGCCCACTTCAATACAAGTGGTGCATCTTTCACTGTCATTCTCACCCTGCATCGCAATATCAGCACGGGTTGGGTTTGCTTTCATAGGTCGGCCACAGCCAACGCATTGTAATCCTGTAATCGGGGGGTTCTCTCCTGTCATGGTCTATCCACACAGGGTAGCCTATATTAACATACCGTTTATTCTTCTTCGCTCAAAACGGTGAACGGCTCGCCAATTAGTGCCTCTAAATCCCCATCGTTTGTGTCCAATGGTGGGGCTGGGTATTCATCTTCATCAATAGCCAATTCAATATATTCTTGCGCTTGCATTTTAGCAATCACGGCTGTGTCATTTACAGCATTTAACACACCAGCGTGCGGTGCTGGTATAACTAAGTCGCAATTAGGATTCAAACACAGTCCATCATCGGGCACCTTGAGCCTCGTTTCCTGTGCTGTATTATCCAGTAAAGTATAGACCATACCACAACCGCAAGCAAATACTCGCCCTATGTCCTCTAATGCTGGTTCGTCATGATCTTGTGCTTCTTCATTGAAGTCAGCCTTCTCCACCTTGTCGCTATGCACAAACCACCCAATCCTGTCAGCGAGTAATCTAATCCAATCGTGCTTATGCCACAGCGTGATGCCAAACCTATCAGCCGCCATGTTTCCATGAATCTCTATCAGTGTCAATTCAGCAACGCCCGTTCTCCTGTAACGCCCAACATTGGGCATATCCCAAACGCCACCCAAAACACCCTGTGTTTCGTCACTAACGACTAAGGTATTCCATAGCCGGTGCGCCCAAATAAAATCATCTTCACTGGGCTGTGGCAAAGCACCAATATCCACTTCTGTTGTCATTTTTCCACCGCCGATAAATCACGATGCGTGTGGTAAATCCAACGGCCACATTGTGTGCATTTGAGTCTTGGTGTCATTCCCTTGATTGGGTGATCTCCATCAGTCCAGCGATACATAGGACTCCCACAATCGGGGCAATCCACATCAGTTATTTCACTCATCATTCTCACCACCTTTACGCATCTTGATAGTCCAATAGGTTTCTGTTTTCCTCATGTATGTGGATTCCTCTTTATGCCACGATTGGCGACCCCACCTGTCGTTAGGTCGAGTATATCCTTGCTCTTTGAGTATGCTCGTAGCCAATTTCAAATCCTCCTTATCGGGGAATTTGACCAGTGCTTCGTGCCAACCAGCACGGTCAGCCTCACTGATACTGATGTAACAAACTCGCTGTTCATCTTCGGGGTCAGTCCACAATATCATTCGGACACCCCCAGTGCTTCGTCACTAAGTGCCGACACTTTCCTCCTAACACGCCTCGCTCTATTTTTGTATGGAAAGGGTATCTTCACCGCTTTATCACGAAGCACACGCAACCACGCTATGTGTTCGTGTGCGTCTTTGATAGCCGTGTCGATCTTAGATAGAGATTCACAACGCTCAACCCCAGTGAAGTCGGTGTATTGTGTTGAACCGAGAAGCATTCCTCTATCGGCATGTAATTCTTGTATGACTGATTCCCAGTCACCTTTCTTTTTCCTGTAATGTCTTTCAGCCGCCATAAAATCGGATTCATAGACATCAAGTGGTTTGCGCTTTGTCACGAACAACCCACCTTATTGCAGGTCTTTTTCCACAAGAGAAATTACTTCAACGGTCATATCGTGTTGAAGGAAATTGTTGAGTATGCACTGTTTTTGTTGTAGTCGCAATTGTTTATTTTGAGCCTCAAGCAATTCCTTCTTTAGTCGCTGGATTTGCTGTTCTGTCTTTGTCAGATCTCGCTGTATCTTTCGTGCTAAAGCATCAACATTACCCAGCGCATTGTTGGGATTAGTTTTCTTCATGTGATTGTCATACACATCCTTACCGTTAGGATAATTCATGTGGAATAAATTAGGGTTATCCGTTGGCGTTGGCGAAACATATTGTGGATGTGTTTCCCAGCGTTTCCATTCCCTACGGATTGCTTGCTTGATTGAAGTCGCCAGTGGTTTGTGCTTACCTTTGGGGTGTTTGTAGCAAGAGAAAACCTCGCTCACAACAAATGATTCGGGTGTTTCCACATCGTAGTGGTTGGTAATGAACCATCTTCGGATCTGTTCTAAGTCAACGAAGCGGCTTTTCTTGCGCTTCTTTACCGCCTTTGGCTTAGGTGGTTTTCGGTGTGCTTTCGGAATATTGTTCTTCTTCGCCATATCATCACCCAGTGGGTTCGGGGTATTTAACCAACGGTGTGCTGGGTTCAGTGGGCTGTGGTATAGCAAGGGCTTCTTTCCACCAGCGTGGGGCTGGTGTGCCTTTTTCCCACTTAGCAAATCGTATCTTATCAGCAACATAGAAGTCACGGTATGCTTGCACACGGTCGGTGTGCTGGTGTTCCTCGATGATGTAGTCATACTGGGTAGCCATAGCCAGTGCCATAGGTGTAATTACTCCATCAGTCAAGTCCGGAATCCAGTCAGCGTTTTGTGCGAAATGATGGAGAGCATTAGTGCAACCATGAGTCTTGCCGAATCTCTTTTCGTATTCATTGAGTAATGACATTCCCAGATCGACAGCCCACTGGTAGTTTGCTCTTGTCAAGCCCACCCACTTAGTGCTGGGATGGTGTGGATAACTATTGCCCGAATAGGGGGTCTTACCGTCAACACGCATCGGCATTAACTCTCCCAGCCCCGTGTGCTTCATGAGAGCCGTTGATAGCATTTGACATGTTTCAACAATCATCTTAGGCACATGTTTGTCGCAGTGCATAATGCCAGCAAGCCACGCTAAACGATGGAGGAAAAATAGATTCATGATAACTCAATCCTGTATCTATCACAGACTCGTATGAGAGCCAATCTTGATTCATGTCCTGTCAGCACTACTGATGGTTGAGCCTGTCTAATGGCCGCTACAATCGCCTCTATTGGGGCATCGAACCACGATGTATAGGCAACCACTGGCTGTGGTTCCTGTGGCTGTGGTATGTGCCCACTGAATGGTTTTACTTGCTGGGAGTCTTGTGTCAAATCACGGGATAAGTATTCCTCCAATTTCACCAGTCCGTTGTAGCGTGCATCACTGGTTTCTCGATTAGACCACGGATCCCATTCATACTTACAGTCATACATGATAGCCCACCACGCATCCTGTTCGGGCTTTGCTAATTTGCTAAGGTGCATCACCGGCATGGCCTTGAGTTTCTTCACGATGTGTTCTGTAATACCACGAAAACAATTCATGTATGGTTGGTCAACAGGAAACTTGCTGTCGTAGTATTCACGGCACTTGATGAAGTCGTCATGTTCCTCGCACCAATCATCACCGTGTGTGTCATTCATGCGGTTGGTGATGTCAGTCAAATACCTCATAGCATGTGTGCGCTGGGGGTCTTTTGATTTCCTCCCACGCACTTTAGGCTGGGCTTTTCGTGTCCAAAGATGGAAGAATTTTGTGATGGCATGGTTGCGTGGCATACCATGTTGAAACTTATGCTCAACAACACGCTCAATCTTACGGCTGGGCGCATATCCATTACCTCGCTTGTAGCCTTGCTTGAACACATTACATTGGTCGTCTGTTAGGTTGAAGTATGGTTGCATCAGTTTGAGCATCATGCGGTTGAACATGATGTCGTGTGGCCGTCTTTTACTATCCCTGTGACAGTCGTAGCCATACAATTGTGAACAGTGGATAATCTCATGGAATAGCACATAGATAGATCGGTATGTGTTGTGTGGTTTGTCAGTGACAGACATGGTAATGCCATAGATTGGCGAAGCCCGTGCGCCACTTCTTCGTTTCCTCAAAGACATGCGAATAGTGCCTCTTACACCACGATACTTGCCCTTCATTTTGTCAGTCTTTTGCCACAAAGCACGCATGTGTTTGCTGATACTGTTGCTCTTGCTTAACTTGGTTGGTCGCTCACCTTCACGAATAGCATACTCGTATGCTTCTTGGGCTAATGCCTCCCAGTTTGTGTTCAAGCACAGGTGCTTTGCCACATCCATGATGTTTATTCTCACATCCTTATTCGTTGGATTAATCAATGAGTATTTCTCATTGTAATACCATTCGTTTCTTTCTCCGTCAATCGTCATATTGGGGTTCCCTCGCTCTATAATAGGGGTCGGGCGTATATCAATGTGCTGGTGAAACTGGCTCGCTGTTATGCGGTTTTGGGCGGTCATGTTTAGTAACCTCCTGTCCTCTTTACAATCCAGTTTTTGACATACTCGATCTCATCCAGTGTGTAACTGTAACCTTCATTGTTGAAGGTGTCATTGACATACAATACAGCGTCATTACCCCACCTATCAAGCCACGAAAGACCCTCAAAGATAAGAAACCTTCTCAAAGCGTGTAATCGCTCATTCATTCTCATTCTAAGCCTCTCCTGTAAGCCCGTCTGTGTGAATTTGTTGAACAATCTCCGGTGAAGTGCCAGTGTAAATGAATCTCCCTGTTTTGTGATGAATCACCCATGTCGCTCGCTCGGTGAAAACACGCTCGCCATCGATCTCATACCAGCGTCTTGCTGGCATGTAGTGAATAAGCGTGGGTGGTGAGCCTGTGGTTTGCTTCACTGTCCTCCAAAGGGTTCGCACCTTTCGGTGGCGACCTTTTCCTTTAGGTGGTGCATCGAATTGCTGTTCAACAAATCCCGACATCAAGAATCCTCCAATGTGTTTTTCCATTCCTCCACAGTTTGTGGTGAATTGTCCAGTATATTCTGTTGAAGATGGTGCCAATGAGCCTCCATGTCATTCGCTGTGTATAACGGCACTTGTGTAATGACGATGTGATGTGGATGTGGGGTTGAGATCGAGTATGTCAAATACTCACTATCCGCACCGTCAACCAGCGTGCATTGGAACCCAGCATCAAGAACCTGTTTGACACGGCGAGCCGTAGCCGGTGTGCCGTGTTCGTATGCCCCATTGGTTGTCGGGTTGTCTGTGTCAAAGAACAGGCCGTTTCGATAGCCAGTGTCCGGTTGATTAGCGAAGCGACCACGAAGCACAAATAGATACTTACGAAGCGCAAGCCATGTGCTAAAGCACTGAATACCCCAGCCGTCTTGGACTGTGTAAATTTCTCTCATTGTCTAACCTCCACATCAACCCTGTGGCCGCAATTTTGACAGAACCAAATGTTCCTTGATGGGTCGCCCCATTGGCGCACGGACACGCCGTGCTTGGCACCACATCGTGCAACCTCAACATCATAATTCGGATGATTGGCTAAGTTACTGTGCTTGATGGTGATTTGTGTCATTGTGAATCCTCTCCATCGTTTGCGACAAAGTGCCAAACAGCATCAGCCTCACCCATTGTTGTGATACAGATCTTCTCCGGTGAAATTCCCTGTGCGAGCAAATGCGGCACATTGATGTCCGGTGCTGAATCAGCGAACATGACATAGCCAGCACGGGGTGGTGGCAACATCTTAGCACGCTGGTCGAATGAAATACCTTCGGGGAATACAATCTCACCGTAATCAAATACATCAATGACAACAGCACCCACTGGGTCGCATTCATCATTGACACACTGGTAATAGCCAACATTGACTTCTTCGTAATCACAGCATTCACAGGTCATGCCCATTCCTCCGTGAATGCACTACTACCGAATCCAGCATTAGAATCAACATCAATGTTCACTACATCAACCTCAATGGATATGTCCTCTTTGACAATCTCAATCTCGGTGTCCTGTGGTGAATCACTGGCTTCTTGAGCATCGCTAACTACCGACTCCATCTTGCGTAACTGGTGATTGATTTGTGTCGCCATGATCGGCTCGACATCCCAGCCACCGAAGTGAGTCATTTCATTCATCAATGGCTTCAATTCCTGTGGCATAGAGGGTCTTGTTTCAGCAATCAGTGTGGTGTAATCTCCAATGAATCTCTCGCCACCGATTCCGATGCAAGCAACATGGTTGCTGGCCTTCAAACCGGCCTCAAGGGGTGTGTATGGGAGGATAGCAAATACTTGCCTGTTAGGGGTGTTTATTCCAGCCATTTCAGCAAGCACACCAGTAATGGCTGGTGCCTTGACGAATGTGCGGAAACATACCTTCACATGCGGTCTTTGTGGGGGGTTCAATGCGCTCATGATAATCTCTCCAAATTTGCTGGGTCATTTGTGCCCAATCACCAGTCAAGCAAGCATTTACGCTGGCCGTCATACCGGTGAGGGAACAAATGAATATCCCGCTTAGGCAACCACCGCCATGTTGAATTGTGCTGTTAGTGGGCGTGATACCTCATTGTTAGAACCGACATTCTTGATGATGGTTGGTAGTATATCACCAGCATTCCACTGGCGGATAGTTACATTACCAGCACGGTCTGTGCTAACTGTTTCAGTGCGTGGTTCCTGTGCGACCATGTTGTTGAGCATAGGGATGCCATACTCATCAACGAAAGCCTGTAATTCGCCAGCCTTTGGTGCGGCACCAGTGGCCTGTGTGAAAGCACTGATAGCATCCTCTTGAATCTCCATGTATAGGCTGTGTTGCTTTGCTAGATCCTGTTCAGTCTTAGCGAAGGAAATTGCCTTGCCGCCATCAACACTACCGTGAGCATCACGAAGTGAAGGCTGGTGGTTGATGATACCGTTGATGTCATTGTATGCTTGATAAAGTGTGCCGACCTGTGAGCCATCGTGTTGTTCACCGACCGATACCCATGATTGATTAGGGTCAGCCCAGCCTTGTGTGAATAGTCTGTATTGGCGGCCACCAGTCAATTGTGCATCCTGTCCAATGGATGGGTAAGACATGATACCTCTTTCAACCTGTAATGCAATTAGAGCCTCAAGGTCGGTTGGGTTCAATTTGATTTCATTCATGGACTCAACAGCCTCATACTGGGAGAACAATTCGCCAACCAGTGTCATGACCATTTCAGCAATAGCACTGAAAGAGATAGTTTCCCATACACCCTTCTTGTGCTGTGCGGCTATTAGATTGATTTCACGGGTGCCAACCATACCGTTAGCACAAACCAGTCTTTGCATGATACCACGAACACTTAGAGAACCGTCAAAGGAGTGTCGAATTTGGACACCGAATGACATGTTGGCTGGGTTGAGAAGATCGTCAAATGCTTCAAAGCCAGTGGTTGAAATTCCTGTGCTGTTAGCGATAGCATCACGCATTGATTCGATTGCTTGCTCTTTGGATTGAAGGTCACAGATGTGAATGTCAACCATAGCGTCACAGCCGAAATTGGTTGCATAAGCATGGAATGGTAGTCCGTTCTTTGAAGCCCAGTCAATGAAGTGTGGTAGCACATGACTGTGTTGAGCGAAAGCATACACATCGGTCTTTGTGCGACCAATTTGCATACCGACAAAATTGTTGGATTCATTTGCATAGGCTTCATTGATAACCATGTGATTACCAGTGCCGACAGTTTCACCATGAATGTTGTCAACGGTCAATTCCTTGTATTTCATAGGAATATCCCATTCATCAACAATACCGGCTCTCTTGCCGCTAAAACGACCCATGAATGGCTTGATTTGCTTTGGTGGTAATTCACCGACTCTCATGGATTCCACAAG